GCAGTGGTATCAACGCAGAGTACTAGGATCTTCACCACCGTAAAGATGGCGAATTGCTGCGTCGCGCTGAGGTTGTTGAGCCAGTCCATCATGATGTTCAATTTCAACGCAAAGGCGCAAAGGCGCAAAGGCGCAAAGCCTGGTAGGGCCGCGTTGCCGCGCGGCCCAAATTAAGGGACGAGCAGCAACTCGTCCCTACCGCGAAAATTGTTGTCTCTATCTTCATTTATTTGCGTCTCTGCGCCTTTGCGTCTTTGCGTTAAATCTTCACCGTTACGCCCGTGTCGCCAAGGCCCGCCCATGTCAGACCGTTGAATGCGGGCACGTCCTTCGCCATTGCGTTGAACAAACCTTCGATGGTCAGGAAACCGTCCTGGCCGGTGACGTTGTAAACCAAATCATGCAAAAATTCCCATTCCGGACGCGCCTCGCCGGGCGGCTCGACGGCTTTCATGAATTTTTGCACACGGCCCTTGGTAATTCGTGAACGTGCCGCGCTTTTCGGCATGGGCGCAGCCGGGCAACAGATAATGCGCCTGCTTCGTCGTCGCATTCGGCAAAATATCGCTCACGATGAGCGTTTCCAGTTTGCCCAGCAAATCCGCGCCAATGCCGCGTCGGGTCACGTCTTCGCCGAAGATAATCAACGTCTTGATTTTGCCACTTTGAATGCCTTCGGCGATCTTCGGTAAGTTTGTTCCCATCGGATTGGCGGCCAGGCTGGTCAGTCGTGCGCCGTTGCTGTGGGAATGCCTTTCTTGTTTCGTCAATCGAACTATTAGACGACAGCACAATTATTATAAATTTCACAAGAGGAATTACTAACGGGACAAGAGCAAGTAATTATTCTATAACAGGGCCTTCCCAAATTACGGTTAATCTAGCGCAGTACAATAACTCCACTAATTCAGTGCGTCTTTATTTGAGCGCTCCTCTTTCCATTGGCCAGTGGACCATTTTCTTTTTGTCTGGCCCACCTAACTCTATCTTCTCAGCAGACTCGGACAATCTATCCCTCCCATCGAATACTGAAATAGTCTTTGATTTAACCGACAAATCTCTACAAGGAGAATTTGGATCAAACATTGTTCAAAACGACGTTTCTAGCTTTATTCCAAAAGAATTTAGAAACAAAAAGGTTTTTGCTGGGATCTTAGCTGGAATAGCAGCTGGAGACTCTATCATAGAAAACCAAGCTAGACTGGCCTTTGACCAATATTCGATCTCTACTGCTAGCGATAACTATTTGACAACCATTGCTGGAGATCGAGGGGTACAAAAGCCAACAAAACTAGGTATTTCAGACACTGATTTTAGAAAACTTGCTGTAACAACTATAAATTCCAAACTAACAAACGACGCCTTACTTTCTGTTCTAGAAATAATGTATGGAGTGGATTCGGTTCATGGCTTTGTTGAAAGTGATCTAGAAGAACCCTTTCAGCTTTTTGATAAAGCGAACCTTGATATCTTGTTTGATCAATCTAAAAGCTTTCATTTTGTTGTTAACTGGGCGGACTACAGTAACCCCCTCAGAGTCACTGCGTTAGAGTTGGTGGCAGCTCTTAACTTTGCCTTTGACAAAAACAACGTAGACGCATTTGCCACGATTAGTCAGAAAAAAATAAGAATTTACAGCAAAACCAAGGGGATAAGGTCTAGTGTTACTGTTCTAGGAGGCACTCTTCAACCTTGCCTTCATTTCGATTCACAAGTCATTCAGCGATTTACAAACTCCCTTTCACTACTTGCTATAACCTGGACAATCACAAATCCTTCAACAGGAACCGTTCGTTTCAAGCCTAACACTGCCGTAGACATATCAAAACTACATGTAGGTGACTATATTACAATAATTGGAACTAACTTTCCTTCAAGTCTGTGGGGATGTTATACTGTAAGTAACGTAAATTATTCATATTCTTCATCTTTAGATGTTTGGTTTGAGATACAGTTAGACTATTCGTCTGTATTAAGTTTTCTTGTTGATGGTGTAGTTGGTGGGGGTTAAAATGAACGTAAATCAAGTTTACAGTAAAGATCTTTGCTTTTGGAGACCTACAACAAAACGGGTCCACGATAATATTTTGTGGGCATCTGTTATTCAAATTGATGGCAAAGCTAAAGTATCTATTCCTGCCACAAGTGTTGCTGTTCAAAGGTCTAATGGATACGCAGCATACTTAAGGCATCCTTTTTATTTCGAACCAACTAAAACAACCCACCTTCTGATTCCTCAAATTACTGAGTTATCTCAAGGATATCCCGATCAAGATGGTAATGTGACTCCTCGGAAAGCAACTATTTATGCTGCGTCTTCTCTTTCTATTACTTCTGATGGTAATCCTTCTGCACCTCCGATATTTCAAGATTTAGTTGGTAGTTATATTTTAATAGATGGATCTACAAATAACGGGAACCCTCTTGCAACAAAAGACAGCGATATTGGACAATTAGTAGCCAACAGAGATCCTACAGATGCATCAAGTTTTAAGCCACCTATTGGTGTTTATGGACAATTCTATGCGGGAAAAACTAACTCAAAAGACACACAACATGGATGGCTTATTGGGGGGAATTCTGGGTTTGGGGTGTTTTCTCCTAAGGCAAGAGCTGATGTTTTAACGCTAACGCACGACGATACAAATGACAGTTTATCTTTAGTTTGCACAAATTTTGCGGTTGCGGCTAGACTATTCCCTACATGTTGCGTTATAGAATCTGACCTGTATTCAGATCAATTGCTTTTTACGGGAGGGCTAGACACTTGGACTACTGGTAGCACATCCACCTATATATTAAGCCCAAGCGGTGTTGTTAGAAGCTCAACCTCATGCCCTGAAGCTATGGTAAAGTCTTCGGCAATTTCTATACCAACCTCTAATGTAATTCTAATGACAGGTGGGTTAAATTCTGACCTAACATCCTCAAAAAACAGTGCTTTTTTCTTTAGTCCTTACACATCGTCTTGGACTGCAACTACCCAACCTCTTATTACAGCACGCCGGGATCATCAAACAGCTATTGTAAATAACTATCTAGGAACCCCAGGAAGCTATGCTTTAATTGTTGGTGGAAAAACGGGATCTTTTAAAGACGTTGGACAAACAGGCCCTCAGGCTTACCCAACATCTACTCCAATAAATAAATGTGAAATTATTGACGTTACGTGTACTGGGGTTGGACAAGTTCCTACTACAATTTTCAGTCCTACAGGAAGTATGTCAGTTGGTAGATACGCCTTTGGTATGACTAAACTACCTGACGGTAGAGTTTTGGTCTGTGGAGGTATTGGATATAGTCCCAATTACCCAATCTCTAGTTACGACGCTACACAATATGAATACCCCTACGAATTAAATAGCTGTGAAATTTTCGATCCAGCTACAGGACTTTGGACTCCGATTAACGGTATGAATAACGCACATAGCTATTGTGTTTGTTCATACGTTGCCGGGACGGATAAAGTTTATGTCTATGGTGGATATCATTCGGCGTCTATTGAATATCTAGATCTAAAAACAATGCAATGGCACATTTCTAGATACGCCCTGACCCAGCCTCTTATGGGGGCTACACCTATCAATATGAGTTTTAGTTTTTTGGCTTTGATAGGTGGAATGTGGTCAGACACTTACAATAACGCGTTTACCCCTAACATCAATCTTCTTTCTGAACCTCCGTCATAAAACTATGTCAATAACTGGATCTTGGTGGAATCAAATACGCGTTAACGTACCTGAGTACAGTCGGTATGATGGACTTAATGCAGAATGGAGAATTGATAGTTATGACGAAAATAATGACGCTCTTTCTTTAAGTTCCGCATCATTGGGGGGTTATACTAACACAAATGTTCGTTGGTCAGATATCTATCTAGACAATTCCAACGTAAGATTTACATTAGCTAAAGCAGTGACAAGCTCTCCAATCGATATTGTTGGTCCATTTAGCTTTGACTTAACTCAACCATACGCAATCAGCGGAACCAACCTTTCTTTAGCTCAAGAAATCAAGAAGGGGGCTAACTACAATACAATTCTTGTAAGCTCTGGAGCTAGTTTAATAAACTCTGGGTATTTGCTATTCCAATACGGTTACGACGAATGTACGGGGCCTGTACGTTGTTTAGGTAACATAGATGACTCTACTTTAATGATAGACCCTGGCTTTAAATTCCCCTTTAGTTTAAATATAGGAAGCTCTGTTAACATACTGTACCAAAGGGCAGCTTATGGACCTAAATCGCCTATTGGCTCTTTTTGGTTGACTGCATCAAATTCAGCCCGTACCGCTACTATAGACTTGTTAAACAAAATTAGTGCAGCAGGCATAGAGCTTCAAATAAACACAAGATTCCCTGGTGATAGAGGGTTGGGAAATGAAGGCTATCCAACTGCAAACAGCTACAAGCTGTCTGATGTTGTTGAAGTTTTTGGTAGTGACGATTTAGATAGTGAACTAGAAGAGCTTAGAACAACTACTTAGTTTTAACAGGGCGACGGATTCTAGAAAATACTGTCGCTATTTCGGCAAGTTCTACCGTCATCCCATAAGCGATCAAGGCGTATTTTCGGTTCCACCCTCTAGTATTTGGATCATACATCTGATCCCCTTTTCGGATAATTTCGTTTGGCTTAAGAATTCGGTACTTAGATTTGGTTGGTCTGTAGAATCGATTTAAATCGACCGCTCCTACTTCTTCCCCCATCTGCCCCCACCAACAAAACCTAGAGAAAACAGTATTGTGCTTTGAATCAGCCCACAATCGCCAGTCTCCCTTTTCTAACCTTTCCCCTGCCTTAAGGAATCGCCCATTAGGTAGAACTTCTGTAATAGTTTGTCCTTTTGCATTTTCATATGCGTGTTTCATGGTTTGTACTTTATCAGTTTTAGATGTTTTGTCAATAGCAATCTTTAAATAAATGGCGATTTCGAATATTTTAACTTCGGCTCACTGCGTCGCTTACATAAACTCTATCCCACTTGCACGTACATGTGGGTTGTCGTATGACATATCTTCACCTAGAAAAGAAATTAGGGGGATAGACCTTCTTGAACCTATCGAATTCGCCCCAACCTCTCTTTCCGTTCATGGTAGCTTACAAATTTATAAACTTCATACCGATGGGGGACCTGAAGCTTCCGGCCTTTTAGCTACCTGGAAGTCGCTTACTAGAGAAAAGTTTGCGTCATTAATGGTCCTGGATCGTTCAACCGATAGCGTTATACTTCAAGTTGATAAATTTTGCGTTACGTCACAAAGCTGGACAATAGTACCCAAATCATTTGTTCTTGGCACTATTTCTTGGAGCGGGTTTGGTTATTCAAATGAAACCGAACAGCAATCTTAACCCTATGTACGAGTCAGGACAATATATTTTTACGCTGACGCTAGGTATTTTTTATGGCTGTTAACGCGGAGCTTAATGCACTAGGACAACAGAGGCTCGACATTCCACATCTGCGTCTTGTCGAGTCAGGTGTTCGATACGACTTTGACGCACTAGCTTATTCTCTTGTTGGTGATGCTTCTTATATTGTAAAAGGTTTTGAAGTCCTTAGTATTGATCTAGGAGTCACCGAAGCCACTAAAATTTCAATTAAAACAGCAGGATCTAGGCTTTTACACCCCTTAGCTAGCGAATCTGGATCTGTCTTTGCTGTACCTTCAAACAGACCCATTGAAGTTTTAGATCCAAATCTTAGTTCTAGAATGCAAGGGTCTTGTCAACCCAATAGTGTAAATTTTATTGGAATTGACTTGATCCGATCTGCCGATTCATCTACAGCAGATGTTGTACAGTTTTTAGATCCTTCACAAAATACTGAGTCTCCTATTAAAGTACCCTTAAGAAGAACTCTAGACTACAAATTTATTATAACAAAAACAGATTTTAGTTACAATCGATCAGTTGCTCCTATAGCTATTGTGACTACTGACGCCCAAAATAGAGTGACAGCTTTTAAAGACGCCAGAAGCCTCTTGGGTAGACTTAATCCAGGAGGATCCTACAACAACGATATCTCTGTTTATGGCTGGCCAGGGGGTAGACTTGAATCTTCAACTAATGCAATTGCTGGAGATAAATCTTTAACTAGCCTAAAGTCTTGGATGAATGCAGTTATGACACGCCTACATGAATTAGGTGGTGGTCAATACTGGTTTTCTTTAGCTGCTGACAGAAATGTCCATTTACACACTGGGACAACTGTCTTTAATAGCACAGGTGAGTCTTTTGAAATTATAACAGGAACACCGAATCATTTACACTGGCAAGGCCTTTCTTTTTCATTTGACAATTCACCTACATTTACATTAACAATTGCAGATCAACTAACTTCAGTTACTGGGCTAACAGATCTTGCGTCTGGCGAATGTATTTATGCAGATATAGACAGAACTACTTCGGGAACCGTTACCGCTCAAAAAGGCAATCTAAGCACCCTTGGAGGCAGTTTAAGGCCTGGTGCCCGTTGGGTAATTGTGTCAAGAATTGGTTCTAATTATTACGTAAATGGTCAGCCTTATCCTATTGGAACAAATTTTGTTTTAGCTACTACCTCTCATACTGGCGTTACTAAGATAAGCATTGACGCAACTGGCAGCTCCAATCCAATAGCGGTTGGTTTAAATACCGATGTCAGCTTGGCCTATGGAACGGCAACATGTTCAGGGGTAAGCCACAACTTAGACAGAGGGGCCGCTCATACTTTAACCTCGGCAAGTGACATCTTAATAGGTAGAGGGGCATCTGCTGGAGACAATAATGTTTTAGTCGTGACAACTGGGCAACACGGAACAGTTGTTTCTGGGGGTGGAGATAACACAATTGCTCACCTATCGACAAGAACAAACAGTGGCAGTTCCGCTTTAAACGCCACCCATCTAGACCTTAATGCTGCTTGTAAATTTGAGGGCACTAATTCCTGGTCTTTGGTTCCCATTACAGTTTTGCCACTAGCTCCGACTTCAGGTGTCAAATACTTTACAAAAAAGACAATTACTTACAAAGATGATTGTGAATTTCTATTAGATCACTTTGGAACCGACTGGACTTATAACGACTCAGCTAAAACTCTAACAAGAACTGCCACTGGCCCATACCCAATAGATTCAGTATCCAACTTAACTTTAGGGGACAGAGTCTTAGTTAACGCTTCGGGGTGTTTGTACAATGGCGTTTATTCAATAACTATTCTAGGAACTACATCTCCAAACGTAGCAATGGTAATGACAAGAACAACTGATTGCGGCGGTCTTACTGGAGCAAATACCCTCAATTTAGGGTACGATCTTTTTGATGGATCAGCCGTACATATACTTCAAGGCACGGTCTATAGTAATACAAATTACATCTTAAACGCCCCTAAAAAAGGATCTTCTATTTTGTTAGATGGCAGTATTGGGTTTACATTTAACCCCATCTCTTCTTTAGCTAAAAACTCAGATCAAATGTGTATTATGTGGTTCGATGGGTCTTACACAGCAATCGCTACAAGCCCAGAATATTAAAGGAACTATGCCAACACCAGGATTTATAGGAAATGGGTTTTACACCTCCAAATTATTGTTTGGAGGGATTAGTAACGAACATCCGAACGACCAGATCCTTTCCGCTCCATCTTCCCTAGGTAACGATTTAAGGGTTTCAAATTTAACCATTTCGGCCCCTCTTAAAATCTACAGTACATCCACAAAAAATTGTTACAAAGTGCTTTGTTATGACACATTAACTTTAAATTCAGGTGGATCTATTTCCTGTGACGCTACAGAACTTACGGGAGGACAGTACAACCCGTCATCTGGAGGAACGGTCGGATTTAGCTTTACAGGAAGCCTAGGGGGAAGTGGAAGCGGAGGCCCAGCTTCTTTGTCGGCTGGAAGTAAAGGAACCCCAAACACTAATGATTATCCCATTCCTCCAATTTGGTTTGGTGGAGCCGGAGGGGGTGCCGCAACCCATGGTAGCCATCCCGGAGGTGCTGGAGGGACACCGTCAAGTTTGGAACCGATGAACAGCTATTTTCAACCCTCAGTATGCGATCAGGCTTCAGCTTGGGTAAACCCTGGTTTGTTTGCACTAAATACAGTTTCTTTTACAGGAACTAGTCCGGCCACAAGTTGGATAGGATCTAGTCTTCCAGGATACGTTTTAACTCCTGTTTGTGGTGGAGCTGGGGGTGGGGGATGCGGAGACATCGGAGCATTTGCCGAGGGTGGGGGTGGTGCTGGAGGGGGAGTAATCTATGTAGCGGCGAACAAGATCGTCATGAACGGTGGATCTATTTTCGCCAAGGGCCAAGGGTCAACAGGTGGCGGTGGAGGTGGCGGTGGAGGTGTTGTAATATTGGTCACAAATGAATTAACGTTTACCCCTGGAGCCGGAAGCGAAATTCATGTAGAGGGCGGAACAGCAACGTCTCACAACGGAGTGAGTGGTAATGATGGATACAACGGTACCGTTATTATCTTTAGCGATCAACTAATGGCTTCTTTTTCAGGAGATCCTGGGGAAAGTAACGCCTTCACCGGAGTTGTAACTGAAGCTATGTATAAACAGGCTCTCACAAACTATCACTCAAAAGGTACTGTTAGCGGTTCTTAAGAAAGGTATTCATGCCAAGCATTCAACTAAATAATCAATCATTTTCAATCAAAGCTGTTTCTTTTGGGCAGCTAACCATAACAGCTAACATCAATTCTAGTTTGTCAAACATCTACACTGGTATGACAGGGACCGTGTATTGTTCTACAGCTACCCCTACAAGCCAAGAGGTTATTGTAACCAATGTAACTTCTCCTGGAGTTATCCAATTACAATTAACTACCCATGGTGGATCTAACGCTTTTGGAGTGCCCTTTGATTTTGCTAACTATAACACCGGAACTCTTTATTTACCAGCTCAATTAGCACAAACAGATTCGGCCAGCGCGGTTACTGTTTCTGCTACAACTATTATGAGCACACAAACAGTGGCTACGGCTGCTGGAACGACTCTATTGACTAGCGTTAGTCCGCAACAGACCGTTTTTACTGGAACTTTGACGCAAACAGTTGTATTGCCTGACGCTAGAACGCTATCGCCTGGATGGAAATTTGAATTTGACAATAATTCTACAAATTTGGTAACAATAAAAACAAACGATCTGTCAACTCTATGGGTCATATCTTCAGGGGCGGGGCTCATTACTACATGCTTGACAGTTGCAACAGCTGCTGGGACATGGGAAAATGACTATCTTGGAACACTCGCTGTAAGTGGCAAAGAGCTTACCGTTAACAATAACCTTACGCTTGCTGGCACAGACGGAACAACAATAACGTTTCCCAGCGTTAGCTCTACAATCCCTCCAGTAGCATCCCCTACATTTACAGGGGTTGTGACTAGATCAGGCACTGGAACACCGGCGACTCTTCCAGGAAATTCTTTTGAGGCATATGACACAGTAGTCGGAGCAACTCTCCAAAACAATATTCAAAACCTCTCGGCCAATGGATCTTCTAGTTCAGACGTTTGTGCTACAGCAGACAATGGATCTAACACTGCGAATTTTATCGACATGGGCATTAACAGCTCTGGATATAATGACGTAGGGTATACAAGTGGAGGAGCCGACGATTCTTATTTACTAGCGCAGGGCGGTAATCTGGGTATTATTACTGGTACAGCTACTAAAACAGTTTCGGTTTATACAGGTGGAACTCTTGCGGCTAACTTAAGAGCAACCATAAATGACAGTGGTTTGGTGCTACCCGGATACGTTTCCGCTAACGGACTAGTGTTGACGGTACAGTCTATTGCTACAGCGGCTGGAACAACAACTCTGACCGCAACTAGCCCTGAAACAACTGTCTTTACTGGGGCTTCTGCACAAACATGCGTGCTCCCGGCGGCTACAACTTTACTTGTAGGGCAAACATTTACTATTTTTAACACTTCTACGGGGCTAGTTACAGTACAGACAAACGGAGCGGCCACCCTACTTATTTTAGGGGCTTCTACTAGCGTTACGTTTACCTGTTTAACTATTGCTACAGCGGCTGGAACATGGGCTACAGCTTATATCGGAATGAATACTGTATCGGGGAAGGTCCTTAAAACAAGCAACACCTTAACGCTTGCTGGCACAGACGGAACAACAATAACGTTTCCCAGCGTTAGCTCTACAATCCCTCCAGTAGCATCCCCTACATTTACAGGGGTTGTGACTAGATCAGGCACTGGTACTCCCGCCAGCCTGTCAAACTTGGCATACCAGTCTTATGACACTTTCACTACCATGTTTCAAGATAACATTCAAAATTTATCAAACGGAACTTCGGCATCTACAGACCACGTTGCTACAGCCGATACTGGTTCGGACACTATAAACTATATCGACATTGGAATAAATTCGTCCGCATATAGCGATAGCAATTATACAATTGGCGGTGCGCTAGCTGGGTACGTTTACTCTAACGGCGGGGACCTTACTGTTGGGACTGCAACTGCCGCTAAGGTGCTTAAATTACATACAGGTGGAACTCTTGCAGCTAACTTAAGAGCTACGGTCTCAGACACGGCCTTAACACTGGGAACAGGGGTTGCCCTTACAGGAGCGGGTGCTATTACTTCCAGCGGAGGCGGTATTGGGTATGCTACAGGGGCAGGTGGGACCGGCTCTCAATCTACCGCAAGAACGGACACTGTTACTATCAACAAGCTGTGCGGAACAATTACTATGTTTTCTGCCGCACAAGCAGCTGACGCTATCGTTACATTTACGTTGACAAATTCATTTATTGCGGCAACGGACTATCTATTAGTACAACACACTTCGGCAACAAATGGAGGGGCTTGGGCATTTTCAACTGTATGTGGCGCAGGCTCATCAACAATCACGATTAGAAACGTGTCAAATGCCTCAATTACTGAAGCAACTCCCTTAAAATTCCTTCTTATAAAAGCAGTTACTGCATAGCGTTAGACTAAGGAGTGGTTTCCTATTGAAGAAAGCTGCTCCAACAAGCTAAAACACTCATATTCAACAAGTTTTTGCTTTAAAGCGTCAAAGCTACCAGTTACTTTTACAATTGATTCTTTAGCAAAATCAAGTTGAGGCAGAATGACTTGATAATTCCTGAACACTTTGTCTTTGCTTTCTTTAAGCTTAGTCCAACTTTTATTACTTAAAAAATCTGGTTGCACATCTCCCAGCTTTAAATAAAAGTCTGCTGGCGTTATAACTCCATCAGCGTTTAAAATGGGCTCAACTTGCTTCTTGATTAATCTTTCTATACCCTTAATTCCATCACTAGCATCTCCAAATAGGGCTTTAGCAAGATAAATACGTTCTGGGTTAGCTGTAATATGATAGGGCTCATACATATCTGATAGTTCTACAAATCGCTTCAAATTAGGCGAATATACCCTACAGTTTGGAAATTGAAGAAGTGCCCACAAATCTCGGTCGCTACTTAAAATGACGCAAGGATTCCCTTTAAGCTTTCTGACCGCATAGGCTATTGCGTCATCTCCCTCTTTTGTTTCTTCTAAAATCTGAATCCCTGGCCATAGCCTTAAAACTTCATTTGCTTCAGGAACTGGGTTAAATTCTCTAACCTCTCTATTTGCTTTATATCCAGGTAAGATCTCCCTTCTATAATCTTTGCTTCTTGACCCATCGTAGCAAAAAACCATCTCAACTTCTTGATCTTTTAGCTCATTGCGTAAAATAGCTAAAAGACTCGCTACACTTCCAAAAACATGTCCACTAAACCTTCCTTTGGAAGTCGTTAAAGAAGAATTAGCATAGGCTGCTCTGTAAATGAGATGACTATTATCAACAATAAGTCGAGTTTTACTCATTGACTCCCCCGTCGTTTAACGTTTTACAAGTCTGTCTGCCTTTCAATTCTGAGTATTTTCGAATACCATAAATAGAGCAAAGTGTAAGAAATATTAACAGCATAATTATGTTTTGTTTTCGTCTCATAAGTTAATCATAGGTATAAGGCCAGAAACAGCTGGAATAGGACGTTGTCTAAAAACAAAAGAACTTTCGACCAATTGTATAAACTGACCGAAAGACATGTCTAAATTAAATGAAAAATCAATTGCTTTTGCTCTGATAGCTACAATCTCAGATAGGTACATGAGATTGTATTGCTCCAACAGCCGATACAAAGAGACAGCTAAATCAGACGTAGGCTTAAGCAGTAGATACGTTGCCTGCCCTTCAAAAAAATGCTGTAAGATACTCCTATGTTGGTTTGGAGAACTTGTCAAAAGACTCCTAAACATAAGACGCAACTCTTCAAGCTCATTTGATTCAAGTTCTATTAAACCAGTCAATTTAGACCAGTCATAACGCAAAATTTTAGGAACCTTCGACATAATAGACCCTCCCTTGAGGCCAGATAAATGTCGTAAGCAACATCACTGGCCAAACAAAAGAGAGTAAGGTATTTGCTGCAAATACCCGCTTAAGTTCCAACCTTTCATAAGAGCCCCTATAAATGATCGCTCCTAAAATGTTAGCAAAATTAAACACTAAAAACCCAAAAATGTAGATTCCTAGAAGACTAATCACGTGTTCCCCAGTTGGCTAGACGACTGCTACTACCTGATGAATACGGTGTGTCAAACTCTTTAATAAATGGAACATCAAAAGTATCAATTGTGTCGCTTAGTGGCATTACTATCGATTCGTTCCAAATATTTAGCTGTTCTTGTTCCTCTAGACTTAAATCATCGTTTTTCATTTTTACTCCTAAACACAACAATACCTTAGCTAAAAACTAAAGTCAACAGTAATCTTCAAAACATGAGCTATAAAGAGAACAGGGTAACCGTTGCCGAATTTGGTGTTTTGCCAGGAAATTCACCATTACTAGTCAACGTCCCTACAACGCCAGGACACCAACAACAAAGATTACACGTTGTAGCGGCTAATTCCTTTAATGTAATGTCTAACGCAGTCTATAAAGACCTGGGCTTTCCTTTGCTAATTGCTTCTGGTTGGCGACCTCACAGATGGGTTTCTAGAGAGCAATATGAACAAGTCCTAGTAGAAAAATATGGGAGTGTTGCTAAAGGACGTTTATATTTAGGGTTTGACTCACCGCACGAAACCGGATTAACCGTTGATATAGGATGTGGTGGCCTAGAGCCCGTTTCAGCTACTATAGAAAAACAAAAACAAACGCCTTTGTTTAAATGGCTGGTTGAAAATGCCTGGAGATTTGGTTTTACGCCGTATTGCGTCGAACCTTGGCATTGGGAACATCGTATCAGTTTAGAGGCATACAAATCAGGAGTAGCCGATAAAACTACCCCTGATCCAGTAACTACTTGCGCAGATCCAAATTTTGTATGTACGGAAACTGTTACGGAATAGTTTCTCTTAAAACAGCTGCCATACAAGTGACTGTCGTAATGAACAAATAGTCCTTAAGTTTCTGGTGTTTAGGTAATTTATTATAATCTACCAGGCATGGATGTTCCTTCTTGTCTGGGTCTTTTACTGGACCAAACTTCCAGCCATTTTCAAGCTTGTCTTTACACCAAGCGTTATGTTGATCGAAGGGCGTAGCCCCAGACAAAGCGATGTCTACCCCACGAATTGCCGACTCTCTTTGCCAAGCAGGCGCATTACCCCAATTATCTTGTAAAAAATCTCCATGTGCCTCACAAAACAGACGGTTCATTTCATGAGCCGCTTCCGCACATTTTTCTACAATCTCTTGTTTTTCCATTTTACAGGTCCCCCAATGCTCGTTCACGAATCGTTTTAAAGTCTTCCTCAAAAACGAACTTACCATCCACCCAGACAGGTTTCAGGGCACTGTTTGCTTCCTGATCTGGAGTAGCCTGACTAATCAGCTCTAACTTACCTTCTGCGTTAGGAATTACAGCCAATCTTCCTTTTGCGCTGTTTTTCATTCCATTGTCAGTTACGGGCTTCTTGAAAATATCCATTCCTTTACCATTAATTTGTACCCAAGTCGCCTTCATAGCAAACCCAAAAGTGTCTCGCGTCACATATTGATAAGTAAACGATCCAATCCCAAAGACAACATTTCCTGAAGCAAACCCCTTTTTAGCTAAATTATTACAGATTGCTTCGGCGCGATCAAACGTAATAGAATCCCCGTAGATACATCCAATATGCTGATCAAGCAACCTATGCCCAGTAGAGGTCATCGTACCACCAAACACATCCCAGAGGCATTCTACCACCCCTTTATAGGCAGGGCTGTTTACAGGAGCATCGGAATCTCCGCAGATAATCTTTACAGGATCTCCACTATCTGGACGAATAACCAACTTGCCATTCCTAGCCATAATTTTGTCCTTAAGGGTTGGAATAATTTGGATCAGCACCTTCCACAAGTCCCAAGTATCTGACACAACGCTCACAACCCCATTGGGGTATAGCGTTAAAAGGCGGTCGAAGGTCTCTAGTTCAGACAGCTCCCCACCAGCACACATAACGCTATGCTCTGTAGCCGCAACAGACCCTCCCACAAAATACCCCTCAGGTGGCGTATAATACTCATCAATAAAATCTAGGGCCGGAACAGTGTCTGTCCCCGTGAAGTACAACAAGTGCGCTGCTCCAGACATTTCAGCTGCCTCTAGACCCGCCATCCCTCTAAAACTAAAATCATGGCCTTGCCAACAAACAAAATCGGCAGGACTACCTGTAGAAGCAGCCTTTTCATTCAACAGTTTCCGCATCCTAGAAGCCGAAGTTGCTGAAGTACAGGGCAACCACAAAATAGCGGACATAATGGTTTCAAAGTAGTTAACCAACCAAGCAAAATTTGGATCAGTATTTTCTACCGTAAGCATAGGAACCCTAAGAGGAACCTTGGATCCTTCTTTGACTGCCCTAAACTTAAGAGGAAGATACCCTAGATTGTGCAATGCGCGAATGTGGTCTGTTCCAATTTGATTTGGGCCTAAATATCCATTAACTCGATTAAGGTACTTTAGGCAAACCTCATCCACTGGCGCGTCAAAAAACTTCTTCCATTCAGCCATCATGTACTTCTTAAGAAAATACTGAAGCCCAAAGAAAACTACTTCGTTTTGTCCTTCAATACGAGACATACGTGGCGTCCAGTTGCTGTATACAAATTCCGTACATGTAGGATATTGACGCCTGTGGTCAAATTTATATCCATCGATTCGAGTGCTTGTCCTTAGTCCTTCTTGAGCAAGATTCATTAGTACGTTCCTTTCATTAGCTTTTCACAAACTTCAATAACTGTTACACCTGAAATTGAATCAGGTCGGTTAATAATTGAATCGGTAGTATATACTCGGTTAAACTTACTTGTCAACTCTTTAACGCCCTTACTAAAGATACTATGCGTTACAAACAAATCTGCCATTATACTCTGTTTCGACAACTCTTCTTTTAACCCAAGGAAAGTCCCTCCGCCGTCACAAATGTCATCTACGATTAGGACCTTGTCTCCGCATTTAAGTACATTTTCATACCCAAAACCGCTAATACTACCGTCTTTAACACTTCTAGACTTCCAGGCGTGAACTAGGGGAAGCCCCATATTCCAGGCGAACTTACCGGCCCGTTTTTCTGCTCCAGCGTCAGGGGAAATTACAGCATCATAGTCAGACCCGTAAAAATATCCAGAAGTACGTACAAGACAATTACTGTGAACCACCTTACAATTATTAATAAGCCCGGCAATAACTTCTGAGTGTGGGTCTAAAATAGTAACCCTTGGAAAGTTTCTTTGGTTGATCATGTTTGCTACAGACTTAGCTGTAAACAAATAGTCACCTGCGTCATTCATGCGATCTTGCCTAGCTCCTGGAACAAACGGAAGGACAAGCTCTGGAATATTACCACCCCTCCAAGCCCAAGCGTCTACAAAAAACAATGCAGCTAGCAAGTCTGTCATCGTCAAGGGCCTAACTAAAATAGACTTAATACTTGCCTCACCTTCAAGGTTAATATTATGGGGCACAATAGGTACGTTGTCAGGATAAATGCTATCCTTGATTTCAACAACTCTGCCGTCACTCATATAAGCCAAAATTCTTGCGTAATCCATAGCTAAACAATACCTTTCTTTAGAATATTCGTCAACCTAATTCGCAAACTTCTTTAAAACAAATTGTAAGTTACGAATATCATTAAGTAAAATCGTTTTCCAAGTTATAACACTAAAGGGTTTCATTTCACTCCTACCAAAGTCATATAGTGATCGATGGACATTTTAGGGGGGGATAATGCTTGAGCGGCTGAGCAATTGTTCTTTCGCATTTGAAACAAGATAGAGGCATACTTTGTCTTGTTTGCTTCTACAGCAAAGTCCCTTTGGTTTTCTATGTATCTAATTTCAACAAACTTAGTGTCACAACAAACGACTGTGTTTCTATGCGCCTCATATACCTCTTCAAAAATCTTCTTTAACTCAGGAATACTGTCAATGGCCGTTTTAAATTCCTCAAACTCACCTTTACGAACTATTTCGGCTATCCTACGCCTAGACAACGAGTCTTTGGCATGATGCAACATGACGTAAGCAGGTGATTTGATTTTAATCCTGTTAAATTTAGCGTCTACGACAACAAACCCTTCCTGATTCATAGGGTTTAGTGCCTCAGCCGCTTTAATACAGTCTTCTACAGAAGCTAAGGGGAATCTTCTAGGTATATCAATGGCCTGTATTGGGCTGTAGTCTAAATGAAACTCCTGTAGATTTCTAAGGTCTCTGCATCCAATGACAGTAAGCTCACTTTCTTTATTATCGACTACAACTCGATTAAAAGGACCCGTAAGTTCAAAATAGTAGCAAAAATTAGAATTTAAATAGTCAGTGTCTGTCCCGTATTTATTCCATGTTTCCCAAAAAAGCTCTTTAAACGTCTTTCCAAAATTATTAACTTGACCTGAAGCGTCTGGAGTACCCGATGTCGCAACGTTCCATTTGTTACCATAGTGAAAGAGCTGGCACAAAGATCCATCTTTTTTCTCTTGGACCTCAGCTGTAGACCAATCAATTTTAGCGGCTAAAGACTCGCTTAGGTTGTGAAACTTTCTAAACGACCAACAAACAACTCGCCAATCATTCAATTCGTCAAGTACGACACCTCGACATTCTTGTACAATAGGCTCGGCAAAGTTTGACTCAATTTGAGAATATTTTAAAAGGACTAGGTTAGGATATTCAGAATGTCTTTTTGCATCAATAGCAAACCTATTTTTCAACTCCTCGATACCATTTGGAGTCATGCGCAAAAACTTTTGTACCTTTAGCTCTGGTTGCATAAAACACTGTACTACACATTAGCTAGATGTCAATTGCTTTTGGTTCATAATAAGCAGGCATTTCGTTTAAATACCCTGCGGGATTAGAAATGACTCTGGTCTTCCCGATTTTAAAATCTAACGCATCATGCCCATGCCCACAAACCCACAGACTGATCGAACTATTTTCTATATCCTTGTCGTCGATACCTCCCACAAAAAACCTGTTAATAGCGCTTCCAGCAAACCTTGGATTGACACAACTATAACTTGGAAGATGATGCGATACAACAATGCAGGGCTCGTCCTTAATTCCATAGAGAAGACACTTAAACCTATCGTTCCTTCTGTAAATCTCAGGCTCCAAATCCTCAATTAAGGCGAAATCATTCAGCAAATTCTTGTAGTGTTCTTGATCACAAGCGTCTTGAAACCAAAGTGTTCCTACTAACAAATTCAAGTCGCCAAGGGCAGGTATATCTTTTTGTGTTAAAACCTTCGCCCTAGAGGCTACTGTCAGGTTTTTGAATTCATTGGGTAGGTTGTGGGCACGACAGTCTGTTTCAGTGATTGACGCACCGTAATACTCATGATTGCCCATTGCGTAAAGGACCTGCTTTGATTTATCGCATATTTCTTTGACGTTCTGCTTAAAGCGCCAATGGTTAGCTTGTGATAAGTCTCCAGCAATTACGGTTAAATCGCAATCAGGGACAACAAGATCTTTAAGAAATGACGCGCCACCGTCTTTATGAAAGTCGAGGTGTAAATCTGAAATAATGCAAAGTTTCATTGGTTAATCAATTGCAATTTTAGATGTTCCCTAAAAAGCTTTGCTGTCCTGTTTCCAATTTCTTTTAAAAGAGGTTTAGATTCAACAACTTCTCCCTCAGCTTCTCTTAAAATATCTTCAGTCATAGCGGCAATAACATCTTTAGTCCTGTTGATACTAATGCTTTCAGTGGTTGATAGTTTGTCTAAAACGTGTCTAAGGCGCTCAGGAACACACCACTCATCAACTATCAGCTCTACTTCTGTCATTACCCGGCGTTTTTCTTCAGACTCTACTGTTCGGACGGATTTGGTCTCCCTAAACTCTTCCCGCTTGTGCTTACAAATAATACGACTATTTTCGTCTGTGCCATAGGAAAATTCCATCAATGGCCTACACACGATTCCTTCGCGCAACTTGTCATCTCCACAACCATTTCTAACTGCCTGAACTGAAAAGGCATCTCGCTCTGCGTCTAAAGCTTCTACAGTTGCTGGAACTCGCTTATAATAAACAAACTCTAGCCCTAGGTTAATAGCATATTGTTCAGCTCTAGGGACTTCAAGCCACCTATCGGCAACCCAAACATCAAATGCAACAAATTTAAGGGTTGGTCCATAAGTACCGGCCATTCTTTGCATTTTACCACCATACGCTTCACCAAAAACCTTAAACTTAGTGTAACCAATAGCTTTGATTTTCTCCAAAAGAGCAATTTGGTCAAATAACTTTACGAATTCTTCGTACTTAGCCCCACCAGAAAAGAACGTTAACTGTTGTCCTTCTGGTTTTTCAACATCGTATGAAACGTGGGAGGAGCTACCATGGATCTTTTCCATAGCATAGCATTCCTTAAAAAGCAAAATATTTTTTGACGCATAAAGATTTTTTATGTGAAGGTACCCCAATTTTTATTCTCCTAAATAAACCTTTCTATATCTATTTTCTCATGTATGGCGTGGCAGTTGTAACACAAAAGAATACACGTTTGCGTTTGTTGAGGCGGTAGGAGTTGCACCTACACGATGCCTTGTTGGGGTCTCGCGTTTATAGGACACGGGCTTTAACTATTAAGCTACGCCTCAATATTAAGTTTTTGTTACTTTAATAAAACCCTATAGTTCTAAATTTGGTGTACGATTTTTCGTCACGTACAACGCTACCAGCAAAACGCACTTGTAGAAGTGTGAAACAATACATGTAAAATATATTAAATGGACTGGAGAGGGTTAACATATTAAATTACAGAGGTACCCGTTTGCTTACCTAACTTTTCATTAAGCGGTGACTTCGGTAGGAATCGAACCTACAACCTATCGGATAGAAGCCGATAGCTCTGTCCTATTGAGCTACGAAGCCAATTTGTTATACTATCACTCATTCTGACTTTTAACAACTCTTTTTAACGAATCTACTACAGCGTTTAAAGTATAAAAATCACTGCAAGACAATTCTCTCATTTTTAAAATATTTGTCAAGAGTTTTTCTTCAAAAGTTATCCCTTCATTAACGCAAATGTGAACAGCCCTGTCATCATATATTACATCTAAAAACTCTTTTTCGCAAGTAACTTCGAATCTAACTCCAAAATGTTTAATACACCATTCTTCAATAGCTTTTTTAGCAGCTTCGCATTCTTCTGGTTTTGTATATCTACTCTTAGGGCTTACTCTGGCGGTAAAAATTACTATCTTATTTCCATTAGATAACCACTGCCTTACCTTGGCTGCCATTGCAGGAACAGGTTCTCCGATTGTCGTTGGACTTGACCACTCTTCAAAATGGGCCAATGTTCTATCCAGATCTACAAATCTTACCTTTGACACATAACTCCTTAAAATGAATAAGAAAACTGTAGGCCTATCCCTGGCTGAGAACTAGCCCAAACACCACCGCTTAACCCCCAAAAGACCCTTTTCTCTACAAAGGCTCCAACAATTAAACCAGGAACGCCTGTAATCAAACCAGAAGAATTTTTACCATACCCACCTAACCCACCAATTTTCCATTTATTAGAATTACTGACAATCGTTGTTTTCGAGTGATCTTCTTGTTTATATGAGTCTAAAAGCTGTTTAATTTCTGACACTTCAGATGCTTTGGTTTCACTATTAACAGTTGTGTGTTGCGTAGAGTCAATGTGTGATTTGTCTGTCTCGGTTTCAATTCTAGTTCCGTCTGGTTTTGTTGTAACTATTTTAATAACATCTCTGTCAACAAACCGTGTCTTATCTTGAACTTTTTTAAGTAGTTCGTCAATATTTATTTGTTGAGCCACTTGGGTTTGTTCATGATGCACCTCTACAACTTTATCAACCTGTACCGTTTTGATCTTTTCGGGAGAGGTACTTCTTCCTGCTACAAAACACAGCCCCCCAATGATAACAATAAACAAAGGACCTTTTAAAAAAGCCTTCCAGTCAATATTCTTTACAGCTGAAACAATATTTGGGATCATGGGTTATCCTATAAAAAAGGGAGTTACGTATGTTGCATAAAGCCAAGAGCTTTCTTCTCTAGCTTGACTTAGCTTGTCATTAAGCTCATTAATTTCAGCCATAGCGTTTGCTAGCTGGTCCTTCAATGTGTTTAATTCGTTGTTTTCAGTGGATTGATTATTTTTTGTAGTTTCGTGTTCTTCAGTTTTAGGTTCTTTTACAACTTCACCGTTATGGTTACCTTCGGTTAGTTGAGTTGTACCGTTGATTTCAGCATCCCCATAGACCCTAGCATTCCCAGAAACCCAAGCATCCCCATAGACCCAACAGTCTCCATCATGACTAAGGTTCTCTTCGGTTTCAATAAAACCACCTAGATCACCTTTCTTTACATTACCGAAATCACGCGTAGCGACAATTCGATGGAGGACTCGATTGTTAAAAATTATCGTTTCTTTTGTGAATTTGTACTTTTTGATCAGGTCTGCAGTTGGGGTTTCTAGGTCAGCAGGATCAACCTTGCGCCTAATATAGTTTACCCAATAGTTCGTAACGGTAGAGTTAACTAGAGTATAAGCTAGCGAGGTATGGCTATGCACCTCTGCCCACTTATCCCCTGAAAAAGAAAATTCGTCAGTAGCTTTGATAGTCTCCCCTTCTTTAAGAAAACGATATTTTTGGAGCTGGTTGTTTTCTAGTTTACTATCGTTGATCTTACGCCGGACATATCCAACCCAAAACTTGTTGACAGTGCAATTGATGAAATCCTCAGGAATTACTTCCCAGGTTTTCCCACTATAACAAATTTCGTCCATAGCTTCAAAGCTTTCTCCTAACTTAAGGAAACGGTACTCTGGCTCTTTAAGTTTGGTTATCTTTTCAGGAATTTGCGAATTTAAACAGAACGATCTTGGAATGCTAAACGTGTAATAATTATAAAATAAAGGTGAGTTATTGTCGCTTTTTTGATCCATTACTTTCTCCTGTTTTCTTTGATTTTAAAATACTGTCAGCAAATCCATATCCGATTGCTGTATCTGCACTCATGTAAGTTGAGTTATCGCATAGTTTTTTTACTTGGTCAACGGTTAAATTAGATTTTTTTGCTAATTCTTCATAGTACCTATGCGTCAAAAAATTTTCTTCCTTCACTAGCCTATTTAGATCGTCTAACGTTTCGTTTTCAAGCTCAACTGACCCATTATGGAGCATCAACCTGCAATTGGGAGCTAACAGTCTTGAATCACATCCTTGAAGAAGCAAAACAGAAATCGACATGCATTCTCCATAACACTTACCCACTATCTTGCATCGAGTTAAACGTAACGCATCATAAATAGCCCAACCAGCCCCTTCATCTCCTCCAAAGCTCGATATCACTAGGCTGATATTTCTTTTACTAGCCCTATCCAGTTGGATGACGCTGCTGATAATTTTACTAGCAGCATCTATATCAAGTTGGCCAAAAAGGAACATCTCCCTGGCAGGTTCATCTAAAACAACAAAACTGTCCGAATTTTCCTCGCACTTCATCTATCACCTCACTCAATGTCAGATATGTCTGTAATGTTACGAGATGCGTTAGCCCAAAATGGCAAATCGCCTTTTATGCTTTGCCATTTTTGACCATTTTTGCTTAATTTGCCCACTGAGTAATAAGGGCTATAGGTGTTTGTGAAAGTATTAAAGAATATCATGCCTGTGTAAAAAAGTAAAGAACCATCTAAACGACTTTTAACGGTTTTGATAAAAGTCGGGCTACCCACAGCTCTTGAATCAGCGGTTACCATCCCTTCTGCCTTAGACATCATAATTCCTGTTGTAGCTGTTTTAAACAAATTTGACGCACCATGAAAATCCTCTTGCTCAGGGACTAACCCTTGAGACCTTCCAGACTTTTTTAGGTGAGCAATGCATATTACAGGAATCTTCAAGACCTGAGCGGTTTGCCTAACCCTCTTAATAAGCTCTGAAAGCGCCCCTACTTCATTCCTAGCGTCAAGATCGACGAAATGGATGTGATCTAAAACAATTAGCTTAGACTTACCCTTGAGGTTATACATCTCTCTATCAAAGTCTTCAATACCAAAATCCCTCTGAGCCCGATAATAAGTATGTAAAGTGCTATAGTCTATTTTGTATTGCCGATCTGCTTGCTCTTTATACACGTCTAGCTCAGCTCTCAAAAGACTATGCCGCCAATTACTGTAAGAAATCATGCCCTTAGGGACAGTTGGGTGTTTTTCTTTGTACCAAGCAGCCATCATACCATACTTAATGCGGCGTTCTATTTCTTGATCTTCAGCTTCTAGAGCTAAATAATGCACCGGAAACTTTTTCTCTTTAGCTACCTCTCCGGCTATCATTTTAGCCATTTCTGTTTTTCCTGACCCTGAAGTTGCCCCCAAAAGGACAACATCAGTAGGCAAGATCCCTTTTAATGAATCTTGTAGAAAGGTACAGCCAGAGTAAGGAATGATATTTTTAGCGTCTTCATACCTTGATATATCTTCAGTTAAAACTCTTTCAGCAGAAGAAATAAAACAATCTGACTTTATTCCACATACAGCGTCTATTCTTTTTAACTCAATAGCATTTCGTTGCCAAAGTTCTTCCGCTTCTTCATGTTGCCCGTCGTTGTATTTCTGAGCAATCTCTTTTCCAATAGTAAAGATAAGCCTTGACTTAGCCCATTGCGACAACTTTTTCTCTAAAGTATCCCAAGGGTGTAACTTTTTAGCTTCTACACACTTAGTTAAAGCCCTTTGGGTAGCTCCTCGAATCAAATCGTCTTTAATAGACTCTAAAATTTCATCTAATGAATAAGGCATCCTCCCGTAGGTAGCTTTGAACTCATGTAGTTTTTTGTAAGCATCAGCAAGCGAAGCTGAGGTTAACCATTTATCAGTAATTCCAAAATCATGTAATTTGTTCCATACTTCAGGATACTGTAGAGCGTTACCGATAACGGCTTGCTGTTGTACTTCTGAAAATGAAATCTGTTCTATTGACGACATACCTGCCTATTTATCAAAAACAAAGGGGTTGAACCAAACGTACATTTTACCCTTGGTCATTCTTTCGGAACTTAAAATCACCCGATACGCTTCCTCCATAGAAAGTCTTCCTAAATCTACCTTTTCCCCTTTTACTTCAGGTAGTTTGACATAAAACAAGTTTATGTCATCTCCTAATTTTGTAAGCAGCGGATCAAGCTCTGCAAAAGCGTCAGGATCTAACCCTGAATAAACATTTTTGATTCCAGATCTAAGAAGTATAGCTATGTGAACTAAACTTATTGATTTCCCCATTGTTGCAATGTTCCCCCCAAAAAAATCGGCTTTAAGAGCATCTATCGGACCTTCACAAATAACAGCTGCTTTAGCTCCAACCAACCTATTTGAAAACATAAAGACCTTGTCCCTTGGCAAATTAGGGCTGGACCAGGCCTTAGGAAGTTCTTTTACTACATCATCTACTAGAAACTTGGTTTTGTCAATAGTACGATACTGCCAACCGAGTAAAGCTTCTCCAACATACACTGGAAAGACCACAGCTCGGTTCTGAGGGCTATATCTAATTTTATAGGAGTCTGCTACCTCTAAGCTAATCCCACGTGACTGTAAGTAGTTTTGACCGTTTTTAGCTCCTTTATGCAGAATAGGTATACAATGGTAGGGCCATGTAAGTTCAGGTAGGTCTTCTTCTACCTCAAGATCTTCGTTTTCAGTTTCGTCAAAAAAATCCTTAAACTTCAAATCCATAAAGCCAGATTGCTCTTGTTCAGAGCCATATAGCCCTTGTCTTACAACTTTAAGAGAAAGGTCCGTAAGTTCAATTATAGCATATTCTATGTTTCCAGCAAACCCTTTATCCGTAACGCACCGGAAACATCTGAACCTACCATCACTTTTTCTAATATATAATTTGTCTCTTCCACCACAAAGGGGGCAGTTGAACATAAAGGATTTAGAGTTTTCTCTATATGAAATCCCTAAATCCTTTATGTATCTGGAAATTTTAGATGGAGTTAAAATCACTTCTATTCTGCAACTGGTTCTTCAAATTCTTCTTCTGTATCCACTTTAACAATATTTAACTCACCAACCGTTTTTTCACGTTCAAGTAAACCGGCTAAAACAATTTGCTGTAAATCTTTTCTTTCAGCAAGCGCAGTTAAGATTGCTGGCTTGCCTCGAAATTCCTCAGAACCGATTTTATAGGTTTGTGCGTTAACCCGTTCAATAACCCCCCAGTTTTTACCTAAGACAAAAACTTCTTCATGTTGATTAATAAAACCTTTAGTGTAATCAAAAGTAGCTTCCGCTTGTCGATTGGCAGGACCTAAAGTATTACCGGAAAGAAAAAACCTAATTCTATGCCCAGTACGCTCTGCGTCATCTGTCATATCTAGCTTAGATTCATCTACAAGCTTGTTGTCCAGTTCGTCTTTGCCACCCGTTTTTGTGTTGTTGCGCTCTACGTTAAGAATGAATTCGCAAAGATGCTTTACTGCCATTGCCGCCGCAGGTTTCTTTTTGTTGCCACGCATAATTTCGATTTGGTCCATCTCATCTCTTGCGTGAGCTGTTAGGTATAAATGAATTCGATTCTTAAACAAAATCTCACGAATGGACTGCAAGCCAATCTGAAGGGTCATTGCATGATCCCCAATTTGAAAATTAGAGACTGATTTTTGTACAGCTGTTCTACGCCCCATAAGCATTGAGATTGAATCAATGCCAATAAGCTTTACGTTGCCACCATCTCCAATGATAGACATAACCTCATTGTTAATAAGGTCAAACACCTTTTCAGGCTTATTAGTTTGATAAACGATGTAACGGTCTAAGTCAATCCCATAAGCCATTGCATGAGCTTCGTCCAACTGTCCATCATCTCGGAATTCTGTGTCAAACTTAATAGCAATTGAGTCAGGCCACTTACGATGCATCTGACCCACTAAGTCATAAAACAAAACTGACTTACCAGCCTTTTGTTCGCCCCAAGCTAAAGTAGTGTAACCTAACGGAATTCCATGGTTCTTCCCCCAGAGCCAATTAACCCCAGGACAGGAAGACTTTAACAAATTTTGAGGTGCCCAAATATCAAATCGTTCTGTAACTGCGTTTTCTAACTTACGTAATCGTGCTGCAAATTTATTCAATTTCAAACTCCTTTGATTGTTACTTAGCTCTAAATCCTTCAGGTAATGGTTCTAAGTCAGGGTCTTGTTTTAATTGTTCTTCTGGTATTGTATCTTTAGGTGGAGCAAACACTTGAGGTCTATAAACGTTTCCATAGCTCTGTCCAGGAAGAGACCTGTCACTTACCAATTTTTTTACACTGTTGTAGGCGTTGTAAAACGCTTGCATTTTGCCGCGTAGGGTCTCTAAAACAAAGCTAATTTCGTCTAGACGGTTCTTTGTTTTTTGTACCTCTGGGTCTCTTTGTACAAAAGCTGCTCTTAAGTCAGCGCTTCCCTTAGAGTGACCTAAAGATTTTAGAGCATCGTCTGTACATGCCATTTTAGCGTCGGCAATAGCTGTTTTGTAGAAATTTTCAGATACGTTTCTCTGATAGGTAAGCTGAGTTACAGAACGGTTTAGTTTAAGCCAAGTGTCGTTAAAGCTAGAGAGAAGTTCCGGCGCGGTAAACTGATTTACAATAGCAACGTCTTTAAGCCTAAACTCTGATTTAACTATCTCTACTAAATCAATAGAGATAGTGTTCTTTCCGTCTCCAGTCGGTACCTTGTATGCTAAAGCTTCTTCCACCAACTACTCCTTGTGCTTAGGGTGAGGAGATCCGGGCAATACCATTTCGCCACATACCAGACAATGAAACTGCCCTATAGGAACACCTATCATCAACTCTGACTCAAACGGACATTTATCGTTATCTACCAGTTCTTTGACCTCTTGATCAGGGAGTAGATTTATTCGACCAACCATTGCGTTATATTTTTCAACATCCACATCTATATCCTTAACAATAATGCTTTCTGTCGTCGGTTATGTCTAAACAAGGTCCAGTTGGCCAATCTAATTGATACACCGTTATATGTGTAGAAAAATCTTCTGACCACGTTGGAAAATGACGACTTACAGCAAAAACTATTTCTCCGGTATTACGATTGGCCCATTGACGAGGACAATCTGAAACGTAACACCAATTTCCTTTGGGAAAAAGCTTTCTTAATTGCTCTATTACTCTAAGTTTCTTTTTCAAGTCTTACCTAAAAACGAACTGGCTGGTCAAAGACAAAGGAGCCTAATGCCTCTAACCAGCCAGTTCAGCAAACTACTTCCAAAGATCGTCGAAATCGTCTACAGGTGTTACTTCAGGCTGTTTTACTTCTTCAACGACCTCTTTGACCTTGGGCGGTTCTTGCTTCTCTACAGTAGGCTCTACCTTAGGGACTGCTACTACAGGAGCCGCTTCAGGTTGTTTTACCTCTTCGACACGCTTCTCAGCCTTGGGGACTAATTCGGAGACAGGATCTTCAGCCCATGTTGCTTCTGGCTCTTCGTTCTTTTTAGAAGCGAAGATTTCATCAACGGCAAGAGGATCAGAGCTGCCTCCACCTTCCTTGTCCAAAGCTACTAAGGCCTCGATTAAGTCAATTGAAATACGATTTTGGTTACGAAGTTCTACCAGGTCAGGAATACGCTCTGCTGCTTGACCCAATTGTTCGTTTGTAATCACATGAAAGTCTAGAACCTCAGACCCATCAGGCTTTTCGATTCGACATGAAGTAACACTGTCAGACTCACGACTAGCCTTGCCGGTACGTGTAACTCGCATCCAAACGCCTTTACGACCTGCCCCCTGGATCCTAATGTCGGTTCCGGGATATGTTCGTTGCTTTAGTGCGTCAAGTTCCTTACGAATCCCCTGAACAACACCATAAGGAGCAAGGAAAATGCCAAACTGCCCCTGTTTGTTAATGCAAGGAATTCGAAACTTACCGTCCCGACCATGGTTATAAATCCAGTCAACCAACGGTTTCATTTCGCCCAGCAGCTTTTCCTTTAACTGAATAGCCGCCTTGTTAATTTCAGCCTCAGTCTTCCCCTTGGCTCGTCCTCGTTCGTGAAGATCTTTAACCTTGGCCTCCATATCACGCTTTGCGTCTTCAAGCTTCTTCTGAAACTCAGCTTTATAGACACATGCTGGACATGTCTGAACTATCATTCCATAGCTTTTTTCCTCTACACAAAGAAAAGGGTGGTACTGAGGCTTAGTGGGATCTTTAACGTTTCGTCCATTCCAACCATAGTGTAGCTTCCAGTCTAGACCAAAATCATCTAGCTTAAGCAACGACTTCATCATAGGGAGAGTACGAATAACTAGTTCATCGTTCTCCCCCTTTAGCTTAAACGTCTCATAGCGTTTTTGTGACCCTGAGGGTGATCCGTATCCATCTGGTAATAGTAAGTCTTCTTGTGTCATTTTACTTTTTCTCCTTAGTTGTTTTCTTTGGCTTTTTAATTGTTTTTTGGTTTTCTGCTTTGTTTTTTGCTTCTTGAGCTTCTACTCCTAATTTAAACGCTGGGTATTCTACCTCAAGCTCTTTAAGTGACATATGATCAAGCTTGTCGATAAAACTTTGGACACCATTAAGATACAAAGCAAGTTCGTTTTTTGGAATCTTACCTGCCTCATAAATAAAAGAATACAGACGATCTGCCATCTTTAATCCTTATCTTCCTCAACGTTCTTTTGTTTTTGCTCTTTAAACAGAGTGGCTACTTTTGCTACTGTTGGAACGAATTCAGGTGAAAACGTATAATTAACCGAACGACAAAACAAAACCGAAATTGCGTTTCTCTCTTGGACTGAATTTGCTCCAATTACCATTACTGGAATCTGAGAAGAAGAAATCTTATTTCTAACTATAGCATCAACTATCGATTTGGTCAACAGATCTTTAGTTGCTTGATCTCCGACTCCACACTCTCGCAAACAATTCTTGACGTGTTGCAGTGTAGATGCCGTATCAGGGCAAATGGCTTCCTTAAACTTAGGGGGCTGAATTTCTAAATACCCCAAATCTGTAGCAATTTGCGAAATCTTTTGGATAACAAGACTATATTGGGTAGTACAAAAGTTTCGGTCTTTAGAATAAGAAGGCTCCACCAAATCGACAACTGAGCGATAAAGTTGCGCTGCGTCTAAAACAATACCTCCCTCTTTTGTCACAATCTTAGCGGCTTTGTCAACAGAAGTTTTGTCACCATCGGCAAATAATCCTACCAACCTAGAAGGAATTACTAGCTCTTCCATTTCCTGCAAGAGCTTTGGTAGCTTTTCTGAGGCTTGGATCATTGACATCTGTACCGCTGGCCTTTGTCCAAGAGCCACCCTTTCAATTTCTTGACTTGCGATTTCTGTAGTATCTTTGATTTCAGCACTAATTTGGTCGATTGTTCTCATTTTTCCCTTTTAACAGTTCTTGTACGGTTTGATTTGCTTCTAGATTTTTGGTTTTGTTAGCTTGTGTTCCTAGTAATGTTTCATGAAAAGTAACGATTCTTCCTTGTTGCTCTAACATTTTATGAGCTGCGTTAAGTTGCCGAGTTAGATTTCTTACCTGTAACGTTAGTTGATTTTTAGTCATTTTTATCTGGCCTCGAATGATTCTTTAACTCATCTAGACAAAACCAGCTGTTAGCCCAAAGTACACCTTGCAAGAATCCAAGCCAACGCATAGCTTTCTCTACTCTTCCTTCGTCTACTAACTTTTGCCCCTCTACACACATAAAAAGCAAATGATTGCTGACGATTTCTTTTTTGATTCCCAATCTAAAATACTTTGTGTTTGCTTCATCCATTTGAACGGGAATGCAATTGGGGTTTTTAGTTAAGCATAGGGCCTGATATCTTGCAAACACCGACTTTAATTTTTCTTTAGTCATAGGACCTTTTAAAACAACTTGCTATCATTGCCGTAGCCATTCGCGTTATGCATCCAACTATAGTTATAACAATAACCGTTGAACAAATTTCTTTTACAATTTCAATATTCACTCTTTCTCCTTTTGTACCGCTGGTCTAATAATTTGTATTTTTCTAAAACTCCAGCCCTTGTTCAAATCTGTTTTTGTTATTATTCCAACTATAATCGAACCGTTCTCTACCGTTTTAGATTCTAAAGGAAACGATCCGTCTTTGTTAGGCCATACTACCATCTCTGTCTTAAAACCGCAAGCGTCTACTAAAAGTTTTTTGGCGGTTTTGCTTTTGTTTTGATAGCTAAACGTTTCCTGATCTTCAACGTATCCTACAATAGCGCACCTAAACCCACATTGAGGTAGCTCTGCCGCTGAATTCATTTCCTGCAATTCCTTAAGACCAACTATCCTTTCAGTTACTTCTTCCTCTTTCCCTAAAGAATAGTTAAAATCCATATATTTATAATAGTAGCTATCTTCGATTTTTACCACTAAAGAAGTCTCTCCTAGTATACTACGAATATCCTCAGAGTAAACAGGCAAAACTCCTTTTTTAACTTGAAAACGACCTAGTGCGTCTAGAGTAGGATATTTAGTCTTTGATTCAATGTACTTTTTACCACCTTCTACTGTGTATTTTTTAAGCAACTTTTGATAATCATCTAAGCGTTCATTAACAGTTAAATTAGGATCCCAAAGGCTATCCAAAACACCTGCAACAAACATAGTGTACATGGTACCGATAGTAATAGCACTTCTACGCCACCCACCCTCTTCATCTAACACGTTTTTTATGTACTGGACAATCTTTTTACAAAAATCATCAGCTGATTCGTATGGAGCGTATTGGTTCAACTGAGCTTGTGCGGTCTCACCAATCCCATGACACAGACCGATAGGCGCTCTAATCCTGCCTTCTACAATTTCCCAAGTGGGCTTTGAAAGTTTAATGTCAGGCAAATCTACCATATCTTTAACGTAAGGCCAAAACTTCTCGCTAATCTCATCTTTAGTTCCATTTCTAAGGACAGCACACCACCATTCAAGAGGATAATGATGTTTCAGCCAAGCGCAAGCGTAAGAGATAACACAATATGACGCAGCGTGGCTTTTGTTGAATCCATATTGACCGAATGCGGCAAGACTCTGCCAAACCTGACCGGCTTCCACTTCCCCCAGTTTAGGACCAACCTTTTCCATAAAGAATTTTTGAGCTGCGTCAACTTTCTCCTTCTTCTTCTTGGCGATGTTAGACCTAAACTCTTCACCTTCGCTTCCTGTACATCCAGTAAGCTCTTTGTAAACCTTTTGTAAATCTTCCTGAAAGACCATCAATGAATTAGTCTCAGGTAGCATCTTATCAAAAATAGGCAAAATATCTTTAGATCCTGCTAGCCCTCTGATCCTACGCGAATATTCGACAAGAACATTGTGTTTCTGTCCAGGGGCATCAGGGTTGCTTACAAGATAATCCAAAGGCCCTGGACGATCTAGAGCCGTAAACACTGCCATAGCTCCAATACTATTAATTGCTGGGGTCCCGTCTGGCCTAGAGTGATTAAAATTCTTAAGCCATTGAGTCGCGCTAGGTGTATTAAACTGAAAAACCGTTTCCGTTTTACCTGTACTTATATCATTAAAAACCCTTTCATCTTTAGGTAAATCCCAAATATCAAATGATTTTTTGCTAATAGGATCTAGAACCAACCTATATGCAGGAACTTTTCTACCATTGATGATGCTGTCTGTTTTACGATCTTCTTTTATAAGCCTAAGGCAGTCTTGGATATCATTTAAACATGACACAACGAGCCAATCCATCTTTAACCCCCCCACCGCTTCTACCTCTGACCCTGTAAACGCTGTTACCTTGACACCTGACACGCTTGTAATTGGAATAAAATCACTTATGGGCTTTGATGCAATTACAAAGGCTGAGGCGTGTCTTCCTCGTTGTCTTGGTAGGGCTAAAGCTTCTTTTACAATTTCCCACTGTTTTGGGTATTTATTAACGTAGGTTTGCAGAGCTTTATCTCTTTCTATACTTCCTTGTTGATGCCCTTCGTCGTTATCATACCCAAAGATAAATTTATTGTCAGAAAGCCCCTGAGGTGGTCTTTCAAACTGTTTGCATAAAATCTCAATATCTTGTGGAACCACTCCTAAGGAAAATCTACTAACGTCACGGACAGCGGACGAAAGCCTTAGGTTTGTCATAACAGAGATCTGAGAGTAGCAGTCACCGTACCGTTTTTCTAGAAAATCAATCAATAGGTCACGACTCGGTAAGTCAAGATCAATGTCTGGAAGGCGATGCGACTTAATACGATCTAAGGTTAGGAACCGATCCAAGCTAAGATCGTACTGAAGTGGATCGACATGTGTAATTCCTAATAAGTACGCCAATAAGGTCCCAGCCGCACTCCCTCTTCCTGGACCACACAATGCGTTATTTTGTGAATATAGCTCGCATACTTGCTCATCGACGAAAAAGTATGGCAAAAGGTCTGCTGTACCGTTCCTGTGAAACAGTTCGATTTCTTGTTTTAATCTAGCTACATACCTAGAATCGTTTTTAGGCATACGACCATGGTCTTCTATTAGTTTTTTAGTATGAGCTAAGGTGTCTTCAGGAAAAAATTTGTTTGGTAACTGTAACGTAGTGTCAAACCTAAAACCTTTAAACGAATCCCTAAAGGCATAGCTATTATCGACCCAACCTTCAAATTCTTTTTCAGTTATGTTATGGTACGTTTTGAAATGCTCAAAAGCTTCTTTAGATGACATCCTGTGATATGAATTTGAAAAACGCCAATCCCCCATTTGAGATAATTTAACGTCTTGAACTATTTTTTGACATGGATCTGAAAAATGACTGTCGTCAGAAACTAGACACGGTATGTTATATTTCTTAGCCATACCCATCATAAACCGATTTACCCCCCACTGAACATCTCCGTTTGGCGCAGCGGGACTACACTCGTTTACAATAAATCCTTCTTGTTTACGAACATTTACAATTGGAGAATAACTCTCTACGTCTTTCCAAGTCCGAAAATTTTTAACTGCTAACAAAGATAACTTTTTCTTACTATCCCAAGAATCGACTAGCTCTTCTGCCTTAATTTCACCATCTTCTGTTTTAAGAGTCTTCCCATAGTAAAACTTTAGGGTCTTTTTGTTCTCACCCTCCCCAACTTCAATAAAAACGCCTTTAGAATATTCCCTATCACACACATGAGGGAATAGCTCGATCCTCATTCTGTCGCCAAACAAGTGGTGCAGTCGGTCAAAATATGCTTTAGCTGCACTTAGCTTAAGGTCTGAAGGACTTTCTTTATTGATTAGGTGTCTTGCTACCATACCGATCAAACAACCAGATCCAACAGTTGTGTTTGTAGCGGCAAGTTCTTCTATGTCATTCCAGTCAAAAAGAGGCTTACGCTCTGATCCATGGATTTCAGCTCTATCATCTGCTCTTGAAAGCAGCTTTACCCCCTTTAGATATGCGTTATAATCCTGAAACCCTAGGGTAAGGTGATAGTATTTGTTGTAAGAATAAAAACTACCTGTTGGATGGTCTATTTTCCATTTATCTTTATCCATCCCTCTAGGGACAATATCTGTTTTAGGAACACCAAGCCTAGTTAAGATAGGGCAGTTGTCGTCACGAAAATAGCATTCCAAGCCCGGAATGGCTATCAAATTGTTTTTCTTTGCAAGATCATAGATTCGGTAAATCGCGCTTAGGCTACCATGATCTGTAGCGCAAATGGCCCCTGTTTGTAATTCAACTTCTTTGGCGGCAAAAGATTCAGGTGTTGATGCCGAATCCAATGACATGACGTGACAATGCGGAGAAACGAAGTTGAGAAAATTTTGTACCATGGGAGTCCCAATCTATATTAGATGGTAATATGCAACAGATGTCAAAAAGAAAAAGAAGATACTGGTTTTTATAAAAGAAAGGGCTGCAAAGGAGAAGTTCTATTTACCTCAGTATGTAAAGAGTGCATCTCCATTGCTAACAAATCTCCTGAAGTAAAAAACAGAAGATTCATAGCACACAAAGAGTGGGTAAAAAACAACCCGCAAAAAAGCAAGGATCTAGCAAAAAAACACATAAAAAAACAAAGGTCTATAATCAAAGCGCTTATAGATAGTTACAAAGAACAACCGTGTATGGACTGTAAAAAACAATATGACAAGGCTCTTATGGAATTCGATCACAGGCCTGGGACAAACAAAAAGTTCGTAATAGGCAAGGTAAGTGGTGGAACTGCTATTGAAACCATTCAGGAAGAAATAGACAAGTGTGACCTCGTTTGTGTTATGTGTCATAGGTTGAGAACGGAATCTAGATACATTAGAGTTACTGGCAAGCTATCGAAGACTGTAATATATATGAGAAAGCTACTAGACAAAATTAATGAAATTAAAACAAATACCCCATGTGCTATTTGTGGAGGGCATTTTCACCCTATTCAAATGGATTTTGATCATATAGACCCTGGCCAAAAACTAGAAAACATCTCCGAACTAAGACGAAGAAGGGCTTCATGGAAGCAAATACAAGAAGAGATGGCCAAGTGTAGACTACTGTGTGCGGCTTGTCATAAATTGAACACAGTGAAGCAACGTTTGGCCTCCATCAAATCTCCTGATCACAAATAACCCAACCAAAAACTGGGATAAATCCAAATAGCTTTATAACTCTCCAAATTCTTCGGTATTTCTTCACAGAAAAACCGACTCTTGACTTCCTTAGTTTTTCAGTTTTGCATATATCTATTGTAAACATCTATAGCTCCCTAGGCCACAAAGCGACAAAGCAAACCCCAACTAAAACTATTAACCAACAAGTAATGACCATTTATAAACTCATTTATCCGCCAAACAACATTTTTAAACAAAATGAAAAACACCATATAGCCAAGCTCAATCCTATAAAAATCATCAGATAATAGATACCTTTGATTTTTGACCGAATACCTAGAACAGTAATAAGTATGGCAGACAATATAACTATCTGCATAAAAAACAAAGAGGATAGGCTGAATATTTGAATAGTCATCCTACGTCTCCTCCAGAATAACAAATATCAATGTCGCTCCTGCTATAGCTAAATGGCAAAGAAAAACTATAAGGCAAAGGTGAACAATGTCTACAATATTCATTCCAGGCCTACCATTTCCCAATAATAACTAAAATTTACAGAAAAATACCAACAAAACATCCCATATACAGCAAACCAGAAAGGATCGCCATACAGGAACTGACCTAACGCAAGTGCCCAAAAAGAGACATTGCAAAACTAGAAAGAAGAAGTTTGAAAGTGTTCATGTCCTTGTTATACACCAAAACTGGTGCGTAGCAAGGAAATAATTTCTTGATAGCGTTTTTCTACGTCTTCTTCGGTAGTGTCTAGAGCTTTTGCTATAATATGGGTGGGGCAGCCGTTTGGATAACGTTTTTCTAACGCAAGCATACTGTTTCCATAACGCTTAATGGAAACGTAGTCAGGTACTGCTTTTAGTAAGATTTGCTCTTCTTGCGTCATTTTATGCACAGTACCAATAAGTTGTCAATTTTATCCAAGGAATGACCTAGACTGTCATAGCTTGCCTGTAAGCGGTTTCTATCTTTTTTTAAAGCAGCTAGACTTGCCTGTATCGTTACCCGCAAAGCTTTTGATTGCTCTAAATAGCTACTTACAGTTCTTACGCTTTGCTCAATGTCTACAAACTCTTCAATTTTAACAAGATCTTTTCCCTTACATTCCTTCAATCGACCTTTAGCTTGTTCTAGCCCAGCTTTACACCTACCCTCTTCCTCAATTGCTTTGTCTAAATCTATTTGAGCAGACTGAACGTGAACCTCTAGAACCTTAAGTGCCTCAAATATACTGCCCATCTTCGTTTGGGTTTCTACAAAAGTCATAGTCCTTCAAATGGAGTGATTATGTTGTTATAATTAGGGTTATTCTCTGCTCCATCAACCACGACAAACCTCTGATCCCCTATAGAGTGGCCCTCGATACTTTCCCAAACCCATTGCCCACATGTATTATCCGGGCTACTGATGCTTAGGCTAAAACTGTCAACTGGAACTAGACACCCATTGGTAATTACAGCGACGTTTCCAGGAAGCATAGTGACACTCCCTGTGTGAACATGCCCCACCCCAAATACGTTAAAGGGACCTCCAAGGTTTCTAGCTGTATTAAATCGGCATACTTGCTTTGGCTAGATTGTCTACTTGAATTGACCTGCCTGGATATCCTGGTTTCAGAACAGTATCACCGTGAGTGAATAGCCCTTTTGCATCAAAAAGCTGTACAGTATAATATGGAGTCTTTGGAATGTTAATTTTGCAATTTGTAACGCCAGAATTTAAAATCGCTGCCTTCATAGCGACGTAAACCATAGTCTCTATACTGTCAAATTTTTGAATAACTGCCCTGTCAGGATGACGCGACATATTGCGTCCGTGATTTCCGGTTTGACAGTATACCTCAACAGAAGAATACTGACTAGCAAGAAACATAACAGCTTGAACCAAATAATGAACCGATGCGGCAAATTGCAAAGCTAATGGCTCTCCATCTCTTTGATCATGTAACTGCCCCTGAATAATATCCCCTAAAAGATGTATAATCAGTTTTGTTTCATTACGGTACTGCCGTTTGTAGTCTGCGACTTGCTCTACAACTCTACCCAACCTACGGCTTTCCTGGACCGTATCGTATTCAAATGGACATTCTTCAGGTTTAAGGTGCGCTCCAAAATGTAAATCAGAAAGAAGCACGTTTACAATTCGCTGGTGGGGTTTATGCAATCTTTTCCCGATATACTTAGGAGGAACACACCACCCTTTGCTAAAAACCTTTGTCAGTGCCTTTTGAAGCTCTTCAACTACAAGTAAATCCCTGGCCGTAGCAACCGCAACCCGTTTATCGATAACCCCTTCGTTAGATAGTTTTAGTTCACCAACCTTTTCTAAAAGATGATCCCTAACGTGTTTTTCGGAAACAGTTGTTTTTGTCATTAAACCTCTGGTTAAAGATTGGTACGGCTTTATTTAGGATTTCCTCCCCCCTTGGTTAAGCGATGGCGCCTACAGGGACTGAATCAATAAGCGGATCCCCACTAACTTGATCTTCTGTTGTGGGCTCTTCCTCTTTGCCTGCCGAATCCGGTGTAGGAGGATCTACTTCTACATAAATCTCCAAAACTTCAATTGTTCCACCGTCAGTAGGCAATTCCATTACATCTCCTACCTTTTTCCCTTTTAACACCGCTTGTACCTCTGGCTTGTAGAAACCAAACGGCAAATAACTCTTAGATGGATACATAGGACTTCCGTCTGGTTTCTTTACGGAAGTAATTACCATGCACTTTTCATCCACTAACTCAACTTTAGATAGTTTACCTTCTTCTAAAGCCTTAGCTACATTCTTACCTTGTTCAGCAGATTCGTCTTCTAACAACTTAATTCGAATTTGTTTAGAGCCTTCAGCCACCTTTTCAACGCCTAAGATTTGAGCAATAGCTTGTAAAACGACAGAAACATCATCGATACGAGACTGAATTTGGTCAACATTACTTTGGGTAATCTTTGCTAATGAGTTATGGGCCTCGATTACTTTTTGAATGTCTTCTTTGATTCCTTCTCGTTTCTTATTGTTCCCTAGGCCGTCATTTGCTTTATTTAGTTGTTTTCCTAACTTCTTACTTGCTAGTCGCGTCATTCTGTTCCTCCGGTACGTAATATGCCTTAATTTTGGTTATAAGTTTTTCGATGAACAAAGGCAGATCGAATTCTTTATTTAAACTGTAGCAATGTTTCGCATCTTTAAGGTCCACAAGAATGTCCATCACTGAATATGTTTTTAGTGCACTGATAATATTATAAGTATCAGGCAATGCAGCAGACGCTCTTATAGCTTGCCCATTAGAAATGTCTAGCTCTTCGTTCAGCTGTTTAAAGTCTCTGGTTTTATGAAGCTGCAGTTTGTTTACTTTATAGAGAATGCCATCTTTCTTTACAATCTCTTGCCCATTTGACAAAACAGCCAAGTACCCATCTTTCAGTTCGTTCAACTGTTCAACACACTCTTCCCCATATCCTTTTAGAAAATCTGAAGACGCCTCTGCAAGTCCAACGTTGTAAGGTACACCGTCATTCCAGATTTGATGGCCAGGAGACACTGTTCTATGTTTTACCTCTCTTACCTTACAATCATTTTGACACGGCCGATCTTTGGATTCTTCTAACCTATCTCTAAAATCCATTGCGGTACAGGTTTCAGAAAGCCCCTGATCATCCTTCTCTAAAAACCTGTTTATTTTATCTATAAGATTAGATACAGTGACATGATCATTAAGCTCCCTTTTAGCTTTCAGATCTCCACTTAATGACAATTTGGCTAACTCTTGTACCTGCCCCCAGTCTTTTTCAATATCAGCAAACTTAGGCGATTTAAACATAGGCGTTTCTTCCCTATCTTTAACGACCATCTCCACTTTAACGCCCAGCTCCGCTTCTATAAACCCAATTGTTTTAAGAACTTCCCTCATCTCTGTTTCCATTTTATATTCCTAATATCTTTTCTAGTGTTGGAGGCAACCTATTAGCTGCCTGTATTGCGTTAGATTCACTCATAGCTGTTATTTGGTCGCTTGATGGGAATGGCAGTCGACCAGGGACATTAGCGTTACTTACTACAGCTGTCTTAATGACCTTACTTACACTTGCCCCGTTTTTAAACACTTGAATACCATTGCTTAAAACACAAGTCTGTTTGTCTTGTAGCTTACGAATTTTCCCACCATCCATAATGCCAAATTCATCAACATCAGGCATTCCTACGTACTTGATCCTGTATTTTTGCCCATTTTCTTCTAAAATGCTTTCGTCGGGGGGCACTGTCAGCTTTTTAACGGCAGAAATAACTGGCTGCGTCTTTTGAGACGGTTTTATCGTTTGTTTTGGTGTGTTCTGTTGAGCCTCTTCTGGAACACGTCTAACCTGTAGCTGAGGCTTCTTAACTTGCGGTTGAGGCTGTTTCTTCGTTATAGGAGACCTAACCGTTGAATCTGTTTTAGAAACCGCTCTAGGTTGAAGTTGGGGTGTTTTTACAGGTTTATCTTTAGCTGACTTTATAATGCGTTCAGCTAAAGATTTAAGAGCTAGGATTTCATCGTTAGAAAAGTCTTTTTCAACCACCTGCGTTATAGCTTGAGAAATACCGGACAGCCCCAAATACTGCTTTTTTACAAATTCCTTTAATTCGGCCTCGACTTCTAAAACCAAATCGCCTTCACCATCAAAAAACCGGCCTCTAATTAACTGCCTATAAAGAGTAGCCTTAGCTATTCTACGTTCGGCCTCTTGAAACTCATTATCTAGCTCTGACAGATCGCTTTGGTTTTCTTCATTTGTTTCTAATGTTTCTACTTGAGCTTGCTGAATTGCCTCAACTGTCTCTGGCACGTCGTTGTTTTCTTCAAACCCAAGCTCTGACAAAACATCTGAGGCTACCTTGTCTTCATTTACTCCATCTAACAAACCCATTTGAATATTATACCTTATTTTTGCGTATTGTCAATGCTAAATAACACAAATAAAAGAAAGTTTCAATTCTGGTTACTAATTCTCTCAGATTCCTTACCATTAGCAATATCCAGTTTGCGCAAAAATTTCATGGTGATTAATTCCTCCGAATCCAGGAGCAATACCTAGCCCAGTTAGGCACAGATGAGATGTTTCGTGTTTGACCAGTTGCAGAAACGCTGTGTCATCTATAATTACTTTCTTGTCATAGACAACCGAAATGTTTTGCCCATCTTCTAAACCAAGAAACTTCCCACTCCATAAAGGATTACCTGCATCAATAATAGTAGAAGAACAACTGATAGTAGCTCCGCTAAAAGCAGTTGCAATTAACGACTGTGCAGAATTAGCAGTAAGGCCTTTGTTTTTAATAGCCCAATCCTTCCAATAAAATGCTGCATCGTCACAAACTTGGTCTACTTTCCTGAAAGGCACATCCACAACATCATTAGGAATTACAGCTGTGCCTAACCTGGTTTGAAAGGCGTCGTTCCACTTTTCAATAGCTATGCCTCTAAGAGTAAACCTAATTGCTGTAAGCAGAACAAATGCAGTTACAGTAAGTCCCAAAACAAAGAAGCCTTTTTCGTCAAAGCTATTATGAAGCTTTGCGTAAAGAACAGCTTTGACAGTTGCCCCTCCTACAAGGGCTAAAATTAAACTCCACGGCCATGCGTCATAAAATGTAAAAATAGGTTTCTTAATCATTGTTGGTTTCCTTTATGAACATCCAGTTGTTGTTCCACAGTTAATACATTTATTGCAGCTTCCATTGGGTACAGTAATAGACCCACACTCTGAACATGTAGGAGCGTCAGATCTTACCAAAAAGTCATAAGCATTTTTTGACACAACGTTCTTTTGTACGGGGGCTTGTGAGGGAACTGCTTCTGCTACTTGTTGAGGTAAAAACTCTTCTTCAAGCCATCTAAAAAGATAGTCCATAATAGAAGTTGCCCTAGGAATCTTAGGGTTCCCCGTATATCCAGATGGCTCAAATCTAGATCTAGAAAACTTGTTTACCAAAACCTGTAAAGGAGCGCCTTGTTGTAGTGCAATTGAAACCGCTGTAGCGAAACTGTCCATAATTCCAGAAATAGTAGATCCCTCTTTAGCCATACGAATAAAGATCTCTCCCGGTTCGCCTGTATCATATAGACCTACATGTATGTATCCTTCGTGCCCCCCTACAGTAAATTTATGAGCAACAGCTTTCCTCTTATCAGGCAGCCTTCTTCTAGTTGGGATAGGTGGAATTAAGGACGCAGCTTCATTCGCCTTGTTTTCTTCTTTGCTTGTAGAAACTGGCTGTACTTGTTTACACCCCTCTCTGTAAATAGCGATTGCTTTAAGGCCTACCTTCCAAGCTTCCATGTAAGCCTTTTCAATATCTTCTACTGTCGCTTCAGCTGGTTGATTCACCGTTTTTGAAATAGCACCTGACAAAAAGGGTTGGGCAGCGGCCATCATTCGGATGTGCCCCATGTAGTGAATTGATCTGGTACCTTTGACTGCTCTAAACGCACAGTCGAACACGGGCAAGTGATCTTCGGAAAAGCCAGGTGCTCCCTCTATTGTTTCTTCTTTGTCTATATAGGTTACAATCTGTTTCCTTTGCTCTTCTGAATACCCAAGTCGCTCTAAAGCCTTATCAACCCCAGTGTTCACAATTTTTATGTTTCCACCGCCTGCCAACCGTTTATATTTAATCAAAGCAATATCTGGTTCGATTCCAGTAGTATCACAGTCCATCATAAAACCAATTGTTCCTGTAGGAGCCAAAACAGTTACTTGAGCATTACAAAAACCAAACTCTTCTCCGATACTAATAGCTTCATCCCAAGTTGTTCTAACGCGATCGATCAAATCTTCGCTAATAAAGTCGGTTTCAATATGAGAGATTTGTTCTCGGTGTTTTTTAACAACTTCTAAAAACGGTACTTCGTTTTCTTTATATGCAGAAAAAGGACCAACAGCATCTCTTGACAACGTCGCAGATGCTTTATACGCTAGTCCAGTCATTAAAGCGGTAATAGCCCCACACAAAGATCTAGCTTGGCAAGAATCATAAGGGATTCCTAAAAACATAAAAAGAGATCCAAGGTTAGCGTACCCCAACCCTAACGGCCTAAACTTAAGGGAATTCGTTTCAATAGCCTTGGTAGGATAGCTAGCGTTTCCTACAACTATTTCTTGAGAAAGTATTGTTAATTCAACAGCTTTTGCAAACGACTCTGTATCAAAAGTACCGTCATCCCTCAAGAATTTCATTAAATTGAGAGATGCGAGATTGCAAGCAGAATCGTTTAAAAACATGTACTCGGAACAAGGGTTCGCTGCGTCAATTTTACCACTTACGGAGCAAGTATTCCACGAATTAATAGTTGTGTCAAACTGAACCCCAGGATCTCCACACTCCCAAGTCGCTTGAGCAATATCTCTCCAGAGCTTTCTTGCCTTAAATGTTTCTATTGGCTTCTTATCTTTTATAGATAGAGTGCTCCAGTCCTTGTCGTTTTGTACTGCGTCAATGAATTCATCTGTTATTCTGACCGAGTTGTTCGCATTTTGAAAGAAAACCGACTTATACGCCTCTCCGTCAAACGAGCCATCAAATCCCGCCTTTATAAGCGCTCTAGCTTTTTTCTCTTCCTTAGCTTTACACCAAACAAACTCTTCAATATCTGGATGATCGGCGTTTAATATGACCATTTTTGCGGCGCGTCTTGTCTTTCCTCCAGACTTAATCGCACCTGCAAAAGAATCGAATCCTTTCATAAAACTTATTGGTCCAGAGGACATACCACCACCACGCAGCGTTTCTTTAGAAGACCTTAGGCTAGAAAAGTTAGTCCCACTTCCAGAACCGTACTTAAACAACATCCCCTCAGTTTTTACCAAACCAAGAATAGATTCCATTGTGTCTTCGACGCTATTAATAAAGCAAGCGGAACATTGCGGAGACTCCTCTACCCCTACATTAAACCAGACCGGAGAGTTAAAGGCCATTCTTTGCTCAACGATAAGCCTATTTAATTCACACCTAAAATTTTCTGCCGATTCTACGTCACGAAAATACTTTCCCTTAAGCCCCCAATTAGAAATAGTTGTCGAAACTCTACCAATAAGTTGCTTAACAGAAGATTCACGAGATGGAGATCCCAGTTGCCCTCTAAAATATTTTTGAGAAACTACATTAATCGCAGTTTGTGACCAAGTAGAAGGGGCTTCAACGTTTTTTTGTTTAAAGACTACCTTCCCTCCCGTCCCAATTATGCAGGCCGTCCTTTTCTCCCAAACAATTCCTAAAAACCCATCGCTTCCATCTTTAGTAAAATACCTGTCAATTCTAACCCCGCGACGTTCTTTATTTTCAACCATTTTTCTTAAATACTCCATAAAACAAAAGGGTAGCCCAGCACACAAAACCTACGAGATAGTTACAAAACAAAACAGTATTGAACCCATAGGACAACAAAAGGAGGATGTATTGTACAACAGTCCCTAGGCAGACTACAAGCGAAATATTAACTGGCGTTCCTAAAAATCTGCCTGCCTTAATAGTTCGAATCGTTTCTGGAAGCGCTGCGTAAGCAAATAAAACGCCTCCAATGATACCTAAGAGGCTAATCAAGTTCTATCCTAACCTTGTTTAAATTCAAAGCATCAACCATCTTAAGAACCATTTCGTCACTTCTAACGGATCTTTCTATATGACAAATAAACGCATTGTTAAAATAAAGAAGATGGGTGTTGTTTACAAAGCCTGGAATGATATCAAAATCAGAATTTTTATCTACCCACCAACCAGAACGATTAGTTTCACAAGATCTACTTGCCATCACAAACCTCACATCCTTTAATATAAGATGTCCCTAGACATATTGCGTCAGCCGTATCGTTATTCTTAATCCTAAAATCCAGCCCATACATAGCATTAACCAGCCTAACCGACAAATGTTTCTTCGTGATCTTCCCCTTAATCCCCAATTTTTCCTTGTCTAGTTTTTTACCCGCTTTTTCTGCAATGTTCTTCTCTACATTAAGCTTTCGATTGGCCTTCTTGTCTTCGTTGGTCATTACCATTCCAACAACCTTGCGCCATTCACTAGAATTTATGTAATACACCTCACCTTTAAAAGACGTAGCTAGCCGTGCCAACAAACAACAGTGTAAAAATTCAAGAACCTTTTGGGTATATCTTGCCCTTGACCCATTGGTCTCTTCCACTACAATAATGTCAGGAGTTTCTCTTTCAGTTAAAATCAAAAGTTGTTGAGCCATAGCCTCAGTAGCATTTAAATAGCTCCATGGGTATTTACCATATTCTTGAATCTTTTTGGGGTTTTTAATTAAGCCATATCGCGTTAGCTTTCCATCTTCAAATACACACCAACCTGTTTTTGTGCTTACATCTAACGCTAGAACTTTCACTGTTTATCCAAAAATCTTGTCAATAACAGTTGTTAAATATTGCTGATCTAAAACGAAGTCCTTGTACTTTAATTGTTGTTCCTTAATAGCTCGAATAAAGTTCAAGAAATAGATGCTATCTACTCCAACAAGCTGATCTTCTAAAACGTATATATTGGTAAGGTCTAACTTGCTAATTTGGAACGAGATCTTAACGTACTGTCCTGCGTTAATCTTCCAGCCTCGTTTAATAAACTTCCTGGTTCTAACCAAGCTGCAAATAGGATACTTAGAACCAACGTAAACTAACTCTTTGTTTAAAATCGCTTCTAACGCAGGTTGGTTAAGAACTGCCCCTTCACTATAAGTCCAATAATTGGTAGCATGTACGAAGTCGTAGTTTTCGTGAATCTCAGCTGGCTTACCATAAAATCTAACAATGATCTGAACCTTGCCAGACAAAGTAATTGCATTTGAAGACAAGAAGATTGGTTTGTACTTACCTTCTTCTAGTTCGGTTTCAGGAACAGTATCTCCGTCGTTCAAAGCTTCAATATAAGAAGGAACACTGAATTCAACCTTATCTACAACTTTATCACTGTCCTCCGCAATGCCATCTGAGTTAATGACAATTTTAACGCGGTCAGGTGGAGTATTTAAAATCATACCAGACACATTTAAAAATGCCTTTGACTCTTCAGTACAAGTATACACCCAATCCTTTATAAGGCTATAAGGGATATCAGGGTAGTCATAGGCAAATTCAGTTAACTTTTTGGTTCCGTTCTTCCAGGCCTCTACATCTTGCCCATCCAGAACCCAAGCGTGAAGTGGACGGTGGAGATGGTTTTCTTTGCCTTTGTTATTTTCATTGAACTTGTTACAATAATATTGACACAGCGCTTTAAGGGTTTCCTTTGTTTTAATGTAAACGTCAAAGTCGTTTACATCTTCGTTTAGGAGCATGCTCGTAATGCACCCTCCCGTGACTACAATGTCGTTTTTAATGTTATGCGCTAGTTCTTTGTCTTCAATAGAATCAAGCCAGCTATTGATTTTCTTCGTTATAACTGCGTCAATTGTTTTCTTTTTCATTTTGTCCTTATTTAGTAATAATGTCTAAAACAGTCTGTAACTTTGTTTTTAATATTTCAACCTCTTGGTGCAATCTGGTATTTTCTTCGGTTAGGTTACCTGAAGTTTCTTTTAGTTTTTCAACAGTTTTTTCAGTATAAAGATCTTCGGTTAGTTGGGTTGTTCCATTAACTTGAGAATTTCCCCAGACCCTAGCGTTCTCAAAAACCGAAGCCAACCCATAGACCTCAGCATCCCCATGGACCCAAGCATCCCCAAAGACCCAAGCATCCCCAAAGACCCGAGCATCCCCAAAGACCGTAGCGTTCTCAAAGACCGTAGCGTTCCCACAGACCCGAGCGTTCCCACAGACCCGAGCGTTCCCACAGACCCGAGCGTTATCAAAGACCAAAGCATTATCAAAGACCCGAGCGTTATCAGAGACCCAAGCATTATCAAAGACCCGAGCGTTATCAGAGACCCGAGCGTTCCCATAGACCCGAGCGTTATCAAAGACCCGAGCGTTATCAAAGACCCGAGCGTTATCAAAGACCCGAGCGTTATCAAAGACCCGAGCGTTCCCATGGATCCAACAGGTTCCATTATGGCTTAGGTTATCTTCGGTTTCAATCCAACCACCCAAGGAACCTTTCTTTACATCACCGAAATCACGCGTAGCGACAATTCGGTGTAGAGTATGGCCAGAAAATTGTTTGGTTTCTTTTGTGAATTTGTACTTTTTCATTGGTTTATCTTTTGAAGCTCTGTCTTAAGTTCAGTTTTCTCTGATTTTTCCTTTGCTTCTTGTAAGGAATTGATATATTCAACAATCGTTACCCCTCTTTTATCAGCGCCAGCTACTAAGACGGCTAACGCCACTACTGATTCGACAGAAACTATATTGCGATAACAGTCTACAACAGAAGCTGCGTCGTCTAATACGTCTTGGGCAAGAACTGGAACGATTTTAGTCAAAGACCCATTGTCTGCTATAATTAAATTTAAACTAGCTTTCATTTTACCTCAAGATAAATCTGTAATCCAAAATACACTATAATAAAACCTACAGAAAACACCCCTACGTACAGTAACAGGTCTAAGTAGATATCGTCTAAAAGGTTTTTAAACATGTTAATAGATAAGAAGGGGAGTGTGAATGACAACTTGATCAATAACAAATGCCCCTGACACACCAAATTTCTTTAGACCCACGTTGTATGCTTTGGTTGCCGTATTGTGATAGCTAATTACCTTACCGTTCCTAAAAACAACCCATTTGTTCTTATGTCGTGTATTTAACAAACCGGGGAGTAACTTATTAAAAGCCTTTTGTTCTTTACGAACTTTTTGGTAAAGCTGGTTTTTCTTCAACTGTCTCACCTTTCCTTACATATACAATTCCTGCATTTCCAGCAGAAAGATCTTTGTTTCCTGTACTCCCATGCGGAACCTCTTTGTTATCTTCCGCTTCAAAGATCTTTAAAATAACCGCTACTCTCAAACTATTCCGTAAAACGTCTGGGACGAACAAGATTAAATCTCCGCTTTTTCTTTCGGGAAAAAGATCTTGTATATGTTTTGGAACGTTGTCCCAATTTACCCACAAACTAAGTGTTCTTGATGAAACTAACATGCCTACCAGTATACACTACTCCAAAGAAATTTCAATACCCTTTAACCTTAAAAGTTTTTTATCAATAAGCGTTAAATTGCCCATTGCGTTATGCATTAGTCTATTTGCTTCATCGTTTTCTACTTGCAAATCCGGTCTTGCTTCTTCTGGCGCAGCGTACCTAGAAACACTGTCAACTATAGAAGTCTCTTCCGATCCCTCTGTCGACATTTGGCTGTCAGCACTTACGATTGAAGAAGCCGCCATAAGCCCTAATATTTCGTCTTGGTTAGTTTCGTTTCCAATAGCCTTAGAAACTTCCTCTACAAGATCTTCAATAGCATAATCCCCATGTAGGTGCCTTGATTTGAATTTGTTAGCTCTGTAAAGTTTTCTGCTGTCTGATGGGTAAAAATGAAGCAACGTGCTAGAATAATTAGAAATCAAATCCCCCAACAGCCTACCTATAATTACAGCTCTCCAGACTTTAGTGTACTGACCACAATATTTGTCAATTCCAGAAATAAGCCCTTCAGTCCCAATTTGTATCATATCTAAAAACGAAAGGTGAGATTTAGGGGTTCTAGACCAAAAAATGCTAGCTCTATTGATAACCAAAGGTAGATTCAAAACGACTAACTTTTGCCTAGCTTCTTGTATTAGCTTGATGTACTGAGTTGCTTCCTTACCAAGCTTGTATTTCTTACTAATCAGATTTATGAATAAATAGTTAAAGTGATATTTTTGAAGAGTTTTAACGTCTCGGTTTTTAATCGCTACTGACACATTGTTTACAAAATAACGTCTACGATGTCTAAAGTAAGGTCTAGCGACTAAAATGTTTTTCTTCTCATCCAAAACGTAAGAAATAAAATGTTCGTAAACTGCATCTCCCTTACAATCTTTTATTAACGCCTTGCGAAACAAAACCTCAAGCCTTGCTAATTCCTCTACTTGTTGACACTGAACGGCTGTCATGTCATCGCTATCAGAGTACCCGTATTTGGATATCCCCTTTTCAACCGCTTTAGCAAAGATCTTAAACTGCTCTGAGTCATCAATTGAGGACATTATTCCACCAATGTTTTAAAGTGAGGTAATTCATAAAGCCAATCACAAATAGATGGTTCACTAACTTTTTCTGCGTTTAGTCTCCACTCAGGAAGCCTATGGTTATGCCGTTGTCTAAACATATTCATCGCTACTTCGTAGTTAAAATTAACATCAGCTCTTTGAATAAAACCCTCAGGCAAATCTTTTTCATTTGCCTAACTAGTTGATAGTCCTTGGTTTCTCTATATTGCCTACCTAAATTATTTAGAGTATCTAAAGTGTTTGGTAGGACTTCACAATCTTGAAAATCATTGACAGAAAGGTCTTTTGTTCCCAATTTATGCATAGTAGAACAAGACATCCTAGTCAATCCTACTTTATAAGTATCTGCCTCAGTCCAAACATACCTAGGCAACTCCCAGACCGCCCAAACCTGAATTAACCTCAAAAACTTTCTGTGCTCTGTACCTCCATGAATAAGTTTCTTGGCTAAGGTTAAGTCTTCCTCGCCAATTTTAAACGGAGCGTCTGTAGATAGAACTACTGGAAAGTTTAGCTCGGTGCCACTCCAATTTGTATCTGACTTAGCCCAACTGTCCATTGGATTACGCATGGCCCTAAGAGCTGCGTAAAAACCAAACACTTCTGTTTTAGATATTTTCACGAAGGCCTTTCATTGCTGCATCTAGAGCGATCTTCTCCGAGTCAAGAATAAAACTTCCAAGTCTCTCTTCTTGTCTACACTTCAAGCAAACAAATAGCTTTGGCCCTAACATTGAAGCCACATAGTTAGCTTCGGTTTTTACACCGCACTTACAACAACTAACCTTTACAGTCTCTAGTGTACTAAAGCTCATTTTAATGGATCCTTGTCTAAAATCTTAACAAATTCGTCAATAGTGTCAGTCACCCCCTCTAATACAAAACGATGCCCTTCTTCGGGTTCAATATCTGTTAACAGCTCTTTGACAGTAAGAGGGGGTTTGGCTTTACCCATATGGATAGAATATTCTCCACAAATCTCTAAAAGCTTGCCAATTATTTTTTCGGGATCTGCAATAGCCATAACGAATTCAGATCTGTCCGCCTTATCATTATTTAGCTCAAAGTTATTGTCACGAAATGGCATTGCCTTCAAGGAATTAGCATTAAAATCTTCAGCAGAGCCTTTGTCTTTGTATCTAACAATAATTATGCCCGCAGGGGCTTCACAGTTTGTACATCCTGGATTTACATGAAAGGCATAGATTACTCCCTTAGGTCCAGGAAATTTAAACAACGGGTTTCCGTCACCACATCCACATTCGCACATTTATTTAGCTTCCATTATTCGACATTCACCAAAAATAGTAGTAAAGATACCTCTACGCTTTGCGGCATGTTTATCAAGTTTCTCTATATTTGTTATCCAATAATCATGATAGTGACAGTCCATTTTGCCTGGGAACAATCTAGTACCTCTGCCAGCTCCTTGAGTAATTTCTATCGCAGAGGTCAGCCCGACGATATTAATAATAAAATCTGTAGACCTTATGTCTGTACCGATACTAACACAGGATGTCGCAACCAATACAGGGAATTTACCATCATCAAATTCTTTTACAAATTCCATTGGGTCAGACTTCCAATACTCTTCTGGGACTTCGTCTCTATTCAGTTTCGTGACACCTGCATGAGCGAATTTGGCAGGAACATTAAGCCCTCCATCCAATAACCTCTTGAACTGCCCTACTCCATCTATAAAAACTAATACTCTACGTTTTTTTTCTATGACAGCCCTGTTAATTAAATTAGCCGCATGTTTGTAGACCTTATCGTTTTCCTGAAGATGTTTTTTGTTCATCTTGATAGGATCGTCACAATTGACTTTACTGTCAGAAGTAATTTTCCACTGAAAAAACTTAAGAGGAGATAAAAATCCTTCTTCAACGCCCTGCTTCACTGACATTTTAAATACTACATCACCGGCAATCGCCTGAAGTAAAAGTAGTACTCTGCGTTGATACCACTGCTT